GATTCCCCTCACAATCAGTAATAATCACCTAGGATTGTTTCACTAACTGCAACAATCACTATCTTGCATGATGTGCAACAATAAGCGGCTATCATTTCAGATTCTGCAACAGTGCTGGAAAGTGGTTAAAACGCACTCAATCCATCAATAGCACTTTTTGCTAAAACGGATCGGATCGGATTTGGTATAGTTACTTCATCGAAAAGAATTGAGGAAAACGGAAATGATGGTATCTAAGACGACAACTAATTTTGCTGGCAAACGTGGAATTGAGTTAAGCGTTGATGATTTCGGTAACGGTGATCAGCTTTGCATTTGGGAAGCGGATAATGATTGCGAATGGATGTGCTCATACCTGATCAACAATGACGGCTTTTTCACCTGGCACGGCAATATCTACCTGGCAGACGAAATCAAAGAGGAGTTGCCAGCGACAATCAAGGATGAGAAACACTTACGCGAAGTGATTGCATTCATCGCCAGCGAAATTAAAAAGTAAAACAGCACTTTTTGTTAAAACAGGATCGGGGTTAGTTGGCATAATAACCCCATCGAAACCAATCAGAGAGATGAAGCAAATGGAAACTCAAATCGACGTTAAAGTTATCAGCCGTAACAGCGAACTCACGAAAGGTATTTTCAAGAAAGGTACTGAAATCACAATCGACCTTGAGGATATGGTTTGCTATCACTCCGGCCTTACCTGGAACGTTGCACGCGTCAATGAGTTTTACTTCTGCCTGGCTGGTGACTCAAAAACTGTAATGGAGATCATCTAATGAAAGCTCAAAAACTGGTTTGCACTAAAGCGGTAAGCTCTTTTGTAAACGTCTGGAACTTTACGGAAGGGAAGGAATATAAACTGCATGGTCGCTGGTCTAACGATCCGCATGTGTTTGATGATAACGGGCAATCGCTTTGGCTGTTCCGGTATCCTGGCGTTATTCGTGGCGCTGGCATTGATGAATTCCATTTTAAGGAGGTTGATTAAATGGCGCGGCGCTTTCAGGTCACTTGCACTTGTCCGTCCTATGATTTCCCTCATCGGTTCGGCGGCGGCAAGTGTAACGGATATCACATTGTAGCGGAGCAATGCGGAGGCTGGTTGTGCTCAACCTGCAACCTGTTCAACGGGCGTTGCGAGGTGATGTTAGGCCAGGAAGCGCCGAAAGAATGCCCCTATGTGATCGAGTTTTTCGAGTACAACGAAATCAAGTTACCGAAATGATTCACTACATCAATGTTGAAACGGTCGCAATTTACCGCGCCCAAGGCTTAAACGCTTTGCGCTGGTTCAATGATAAAGCAACATGGCGCAAGTCAACAAAGATTAGAGCGTGCGATCTTATTCACTATACGTTTATCGGGGTAAAATTATGAGACTGATTATTTTTTCTAACGCCTGGATGATTGCCGTTTCAAATGATCATTACGGCGGTGACGGCAAACGCGCAAATCGTCATTCATATTTCAATTAAATAGCACTTTTTGCTAAAACAAGTTTTTCGCTCCTTGTATAATGGGCGCATACCAACTAACGAAGGAACAAAGCAATGAAACTGAAAACCGAATCCATCATGAACATCGTCAAGAGCAACGGGAAAGTAGTTCTGAAAATGGATCGCGCTTCCGGCTTCCACCAACTGACAATCAGCAAGGTAAAATCTGGTTATGCGGTTGGCGAGCATCCTGGCGGTCGTATTCGCCTGTTTACCGAAAGCGACGTTTACGCGATGGTTGATGATCTGGCTTTCCTGATTTTGAAATGGGCTTGATGGTCTGAACGGTTTAAGGGCGGATTTTGCGCCGCCCACTTTTTGAGGATTTAAGAATGGTTCAAGATGAATTTTTTGCGCGTCTGCATGAGGCGGAATCGGCTGGATTGAACAAAGAGGCCGCGTTAGAGGTTGCGTATAAATTAATCAGCCTTGAGGATGCGTTAGGTGCGATGGATATGGATCAAGAATCCGGCGCTATTTTTGCTGATCCGACAACAATCATCAACGATTGCGGTTGCAATTTCGATCCATCATGCAAGCGTTGCTTTCCATTTTAAGGGGTAATTATGGTTATCTGGTCACTGTTTGACGGCTCCGGCATTATGGGCTTGGATTGGGCTAAAGCTGGTCACACTGTTTTCTGTTTCAACGCTGATTCAGCCGACCACGGCGAATATGAAATCAAGATGCAACATGAAAACCTGCACTATGTAAACGCCTGGATTGATGATTCGTTTGATCCTGCTGGTGCTGTTGCTTACCTATCAGGGAATCAGCAACTCATTATCGGAAAGCCTGATATTATTTTCGCTTTCCCGTCATGCACCGAACTTGCTCACAGCGGGCGCAAGCATGATCGCAACGAGGACGCCGTTGATTTAGCCGTGAACAATGCAAAGCTGGTGGAGGCGTTAGGCAATCGCTATGGTTGCCCCTGGATGGTCGAAAACCCTGTAGGGCTGTTGTCAACCAAATGGAGAAAGCCGAACCATTATTTCAACCCGTTTGAGTATGGCGGATACATGCGAGAAGATGAAACGCCGTACCATCCGAAAATGCCAGCTTTCGACGGGTACACAAAGAAAACTTGCATATGGTGTGGCAACGGTTTTGTCATGCCGGAAAAAGTACCAGGCCCGATCAATATCGGTTTCTTTTGGGCGTGGAAATACCTCGGCGGCAAGTCTGCCAGGACAAAGCAATTGCGATCACTGACTCCGCGCGGGCATAATACAAACATAGACGGGAGCGGCAAGGATTGCATCTGGAGAGGGGCAACGCTGGGGCTTGATCGAAGTGTCAGGATTCCTAACCGTGATACGTAACATGATCCACTACTCGAAAGAGAGAACGCGTAATCATGCAATATGTTAAGGCCACCGACGAAGATCGCACCGTCACCAAACTTTAAACGAAAGGAGCAAAGCAAATGGCTAAAGTAATTCGTAACTCTGACAACAAACTCATGCACTCCCGTCACGTTACTGATCTTTCTTTTGAGTCGCAATTCCAGGTTCGCGAAATGGCGAAAGGCTCAAGGTGGAAAAATGCAGACATTCGCGATTACCGCGAAATCAAAACCAAAACCATTCTTTGCAAGTGGGTAGACCATAGCAACCCTGTTAAGAAAACTTTCAAGGCCGGAAAGCGCTACCAGATCGAACAAGGGCGCGTGCTTGGCGGCGTGGCTGGTTACGTGTTCGATGAGGACGGCGACCGCTGGACGCTTTACCGCGAGGAAGTCGGATTTTCTGCCGCTGGTGTCTATCTGTTTGAGGCGAAATATTCATGATTAAGGGTGTAGATTACAAGCGCCACATTCCAGAAGTGATGCGCAAACATGCTTATAAAGTGACCTATAGTGTGATCTCATCCCTGCTTGTTGGTGATACTGTTTATCGAATCAGGGAAAAGCCGGATCATCTGCTGATTGGTCATAGCTTCCACCGATCAATGACATTTGACCGCGAAAAGCTGGAGTGCTGGAGCCATGACGGAAGCAAGTTATTAGCCAAAGTTGAGATCATCAAATAGCACTTTTTGTTAAAACAGGGTAGTATTGTTGCCGTTATACTTAGCGGCAACAAGAAAGGAGAATTTCAGATGTACGATTTTGAACAAAAACGCTTATCACCGAAAGACATTATTGATACCGCTGAAAGCCTGGGCGTTTCACCTCTGCGTGTGGCAATCAACGCAAACGGCTACCGCCAATCATCAAGTTTCTGGAGCGATGTTCAAGATGTTAACTCAGGCAATGACCGCTACCCTGTGATCTCTTTGGGGAATGACGTTGATGTTGTTGGCAAGCTGTCACGCAACATTGCAAACTCTGTGCAATTCCCTGTTTCGTCTGCCTATATGCACTTTGTAGGCTGCATTTCTGCTGCAATGCTCGGACGCTTTACTGTTGATTATCATGGAACCGACCAGCCAACCGCGCTTTACGTTGTAACGAGCCAGCCGCCGTCAACTGGTAAATCTGCGATCAATAGTCTGGCGATTGCTCCGATGGTTTGCGAAGTTGAGCGAATCAACGAACAACGCAAGAAAGAGCGCAAAAAGATTCTGGCTAAACTGGCTGGCCTTGCTAAAGAAATGAAAAGCGAGCGATCCGGTTCTGATATGGCCGCTCTTTACGAAGAAAAAGAGGAGTTAGAGGAGAAGTTGCAAAAGCTGTGCGACGTTGTGTTTCCGGTGTCTGATACCACGCCAGAAGGTTTGGCAAAGATTAACAACCGTCAAGGAAACTTTGCGGTAATCTCGGATGAGGCAACGAGTATTAACAGCCTTTTGGGTTTGACCTACGCCAACAGCGAGCGAAAAACTAACAGTGAGTTGGTTCTTAAAGCCTGGGATGCTGGACACGTTTCTATCGCGCGTGCAAACGCTGAAAACAACATGAGTTTTAAGGCGCTTGGTTGCATGAGTGTGATCGCTCAGGATGAAACAATAAATGGTATCATGGAGGCTGGTTCACGCGGTATAGGTGTTAGTGAGCGTTTCTTACTTGTTCGCGAGGAATCATTTTTAGGCCGTCGAACCTTTATTGATGATGAAGGTGATTCAACGTTTGAACCTGTTGATCCGACACTGAAAGCGCAATATTACCAACTTGTTCATAACATCATGTCGGAAATGGATGTTTCATTGAAGATCAGCAAAGCGGCTATGCGTTGCCTAAATCGCGCACGTCAGGAAATGGAGCCGGATTTAGCAGACGGCGGAAAATACTCACACACGATGCTACGCGGTGCGCTGGGTAAAATGGATAAGCAAGTGATCCGCATTGCATCCGTTCTGCATGTAATCCGTAACTGGTTCAATGAGAACGGTTCACCACAAAAGGCGCGTGAAATTGAAGTTGAAACGATGCAAGAGGCTTTGATCATGTTCCAGGAATTGAGCAAAACTTACATTAGCGCGGCGAATGCCTCCGGTCACGCTGGTGACGATGCGGAAATGTCAAAGCTGATTGATATCATCACTCGCCACGGTAAAGCAAACAAAGGGATCTTAACGGTTCGCGCAATTTACGAAAGCGCACGCAAGGTTAAGCCGTTCCTGGGGCAAGCCGGAATCATGAAACGCATTGAGGAAAACTTACTCCCAATGCTGGAAGAACGAAATTATGTTTGCGTTATCAATGGGCGCGTGTTTGTGAATCCATCATTGCTGGGGTGATTGAATGATGTTCCTCTTAGATCTGTATAAATTTTGTGAAAGTTATAGCTGGTTTAACCGCCAGCATTTAGCAAAGTTTGTGTTTCAGCATAGGGAATGTGAGCGTCTCGCAAGAGCCGCCAATATGACGCCTCGAAAATTCGCCTCAAGCGTTTCTCTTGAGTTTATTCCTCGAATGTGTACGTTGGGCTATCTTGGATTAGATAAAGGCGTGGTGACGTGCTACGGCTCGCACAAGCGCCCTTTCCGGTTTGAGTTGTACAACCTGGAAGGTGAGAGAAACAAATACATTTACGATCTGTTTCATATGGATGAACTAAGTGATGAAGAATTATTCTGCTCAAAAACTAATCGACAAGATATTGAAGCATTGCGCCGTAAATTCAATCTCGCATGATGATTTGATTTATGCCCTGTTAACCGTTCTGCGTGCCGATATGAAAGCGTTTGGAGACAAAGAGCATAATCTATGTGATGTTGACGGCGTGGTTTTGGTTAACGTCAGATTGATGGAGGAATAAAAAAGGAGCCGTTAGGCTCCTTTCTTGCTTTTGTATCCGATGAGAAACAGCACGATAGAAATTACAGCAAAGAATAACGCGCTAACCTTCCAATCTAACCCGCTATCTGTATTCCTGATCTCTATCCTTTCCGCCGTGATTGTTTCAGCTTGAATGCTGGAGGCGCTCACCTTCTTTTTGTTTGAGGTGTCAACCTTTCCAACGTTAGACTTTTCAAAGCTGGTTTCCTGCTTGCTGCTGGTGTCCTGCTTTGCTGTCACGCCCACGGTTTGCTTTATGTTTTCCGCTCCGGCTTGGGCTGTTACTTCCGGCTTACTGCCAATCAAACCAGTCAGAGCGCTTGACGCTGAACAACCGGAAAGAGCCATAACCATCATGATTGCCGCTAATCGTTTCATCGTTTCAGATCCTTAACGCAATATTTGAATTCTACCGCACGCCGATTTTGCAAACCTTTAGATTTCTCTTTGCGGCCTGTTTTCGGGTTGGTGAAATATGTCCAGTTCCATAGCTGATCGCACGCCTCATATAGCCGCCCCTGGTTAATCAGTTTAAGCATTGTTGACTTGCGAAACGCTCCGGTTCCGGCGTTGTAGGTGAATGAGTATAGAGCCGCTCGCATGGTGTCTGGAATGTCAACCTTCACGCGTTTATCAACCTCATCCTTTGCGATCTTGATGTGCTTTTGCAGTAGCTGATCGCATTCTCGCTGCGTGTACGTCTTGCCTAAAATAACATCCTTTCCGGTAATGCCAGCGCAAACCGTCCAGATTCCAGCAATGTCTTTGTACGGCTTATACTTGATCCCCTCTATCTCCTCCAGGAGTGGGGAAGTCAAAGCGAGGGCTACACCAAACGCCCCCGCCGTTATCCTTGTTTTTATCGTCATTTACTTACCTCTAATCTCTATAGCCTTTTGAATGTCTCCGCGATCTAACGCCTCTTGAAATGCCTTGCTATCCTTCCAGCGAAGATAAGCGCCCCATAATCCAAAAGCCGCCATGAGAACAAGGCTGATAACCGCTACTGTGATTTGACCAGTTGCAGCGCCCGTTAGTGATGAACCGCCAGTTCCCATAGTTGCAGCGTTAACAAATTCTTTCATGATTAGATCCTCAAAGTTAAAAAGTCAATAGATAAGTGAATATATACTAACCAGCCTCGAACAAAAACGGAACAACAAAAAAGGGACTAGCAAATGCCAGCCCCTTGTAAGGTGATGATTTTTCTATTTATTCAATCGGTGAAAAGGTCAGGTAATACCCGTTTAATGGTGCCTGGATTGCGCTTCCTTGACCATCTCGGATCTCGTACAAATCACCGTAAAGTTTAACAGCACGATAAACAGCGCCAACAATAAACGGTAATGCGGTTGAGGTGTTCCGTGTGCATCGTACTTTCATATTTATTTCTCCATCATTTCAGGATAGTGCATAAAGCGCCCAATTTCGCCATGCTCTTTGTCGTAAATAATAACCGCCGCTCGACGGCGAGAACGCCAGCCACCACGCGCCGCGTAAGCGTCTTTTGCTGCCATAGTGCTATGCACCTCAACGATACCTAAACTGGTTTCGGTTACAGTCTGGTGATGATAATGCCCTACATGCGCATACATCATTTTAGATTTTCCGAAATCCTCCCGCCAGTCTGCCGCACACATCATTAACAGCGTTTCCGGCTTGCGCACTGTGTGCCCGTGATGATATGCGAGGAAGGTTTTACCATATTGCGTGTGATGCACTACGCGCGGCGAAACATCAACATTTACGCGAGGCTCGTTTTCATATGCAGCCGCCATTGCTGCACGAAGCCAGATCATTCCTGATTGGTCGTGATTACCTTCAATGATCTGCACTTCAACATCTTTATGCTTTGTAAGCATAATACTGATTGCGCGGCGCGTCGCTCGGATTGCAACATAAACAAGTTTTGCGTACCGGCTATCCTGATCCAGAACGTGACCGCTTGCAGGTGTCACCGCTTCCAGGCCGTCACTGTGGAGCATATCGCCACCAATCAGGAGCACCGCTTTTTCACTATTTGGCGCATGGGCGATTGAGTAATCAAAGAAATTATTCATCACTCGTTCCGCTGTTGCTGTATCCCAATTTTCGCCGCATTCATGCTTGTGCGCCATTGCCCCTAAGTGCATATCAAAGATTGGATATAGCGCCAGGCTTTCAGAGTAATCAACACGCGTTTCCGGTTGCGCTTCCAGTCGTGGCACTTCCTCCGCGAAAGCCTCCATAGCGGCTTGCATCAGCGCCTCTAATTGTTCCTTATCTTTGTTGGTGATAGTCCAACGCATGACTTCCTCACCATTGGCGCGGGTTAGTACAGATTCGCGCACAACCGCATAACCTGGAACGCCTTTAATTTCAGTTTCACCGGAGCGAGCCAGGCGAGCCGCGCGGCGCTCAACGCTGCGAACATTCAATCCGAACTCCTCCGCGATCTGCTTGTAGGTTTTTCCTTCTTTGCGTGCTTCAATAAACTGCTCATCGGTAATTTTTTGTAAAGCCATTTTGAGATCCTCTTACATCATAATCAGGTAATACATTGCCAGCCATCCGACAATCGGCGCAAAGCATACAGCAAAATAACCACGCATACAATCAACCTACCTTCTTTTTTGTGCTTTCTTTGCGGCCTCCGCCTTTGCCTTTTCATCCCTGAAAAACTGGATTGATGGAACGGCGGGAACCCTGTGAACCTTTCGCGGCCTTTCGTCAATATATGACATCTTGCCGTTGCCAATAATACTAACATCCTTGATGTCGAAGTATTTAGCAATTAGTGCTATTTTCTCATCTAACCCGCATTCCTTTGCGTGTTGCCAAACTGCCTGGCGTCCTGTTTCAACCTTCACGATAATATTTCTCCGCGAAATCTAAAGGATAATGACCGTATGCAACGCGAAGCATAACCATTGCAGCAGACCAATCAAATTCAAAACCATTTTCAGATTTTCCCTCGACCGCATCGCGTGCGATTGATTGCGCGGCGTCAAATGCTGATTTGCTGTAAATAATCATTCTGTTTTCCTTGTTTCGTTTCGATGAGTGCATAATAACAAACCCGCCGGAGCGGGTTTTAGCAATTAGTGCTATTTAGTGGAAATTTGAGTTGAAGTTATAGCGCCCCTCGCGGCTGTTTTTGTATTCCATCAATTCGGCCTCAAGGTGCTCAATCCACAAATGAATCGGCTTTTGCTTGACCTCCTCAAAAGTCATATCCAGGCTGGTAGCCATTTCATAAACATTTCCGTTATATTCATGCTTTGCCAGCAGACCGCAAACCATGCCAACAAAAAGATCCCATTGATTATTTTCTGATAACATTAAATACTCCTTGCCTTTGCGCGGCGATTTTTAACAGATGGACAGATTTCAGTAATGGCAACATAATGAGTTTTCTGTTGCTCACCTTCTTTAAGTGTTCTCATGACGAAAATCACGCTACCTTTATTGTTTCCCTGCACTGGTTCGCCAGTCAAGCCAGAAATAAAGGCTAATCGTCCTGTTCGGCTGTATTCGCGCCCGTCCTCGCCTTTCCATGTGTCGCCAGTAATCCAGATGATTTCCGCCGCATTCTTTTGCGCGTCTTTAAACCATGCTGTTGAGTTATCAGCAGGTAATAAAATATCAATCTGGTTGTCATGCTCCATTTGCTCAATGGCTTTGAGTACAAACGGATCGGGGTTAGAGTAAGGCGGGTTTAACCATACGTGCTTTTTGCTACCCCACCAGCGTTTTAAACAGTTCGTTTCCTTGCTGTAGAATTTATCACATACTTTGTTTTCGTCGCTTGCCGCCGCATCAAGATCATATTTCCCGAAACGGCTTTCCATGTATTCCACAACCTCGCTAGGAGTCGCCCACAAATCCCGCACAACGTCCGGCGTATTACTTCCAGCATAACGGTTGCCGCTAACCTTGAAATAAGTGTTTTCTCTTACTGGTTGATAGTGACCGCCAGAACGCAATGCAATATCTGAATACTTACCATATTGCAATTCGTGAAAATCCATTTCGTCAACTTCTGCCACGCCGTCAATAGTTGAATTATCTAAAACGTCTTTAGCCATTTTTCTGATCCTCAAAATCCGTTAAAGTTGCCAGCCAGGGAGATAACCCACAAAAAGAAAGCAGTAACCGCCGCTCCCAATACAACGCTTGCCGCCATATTAAAAATGTATTTCATGATTAATTCCTTGTTTGTTTCGATGTGTGCATTATGGCGCATTCCGTTGCGCCTGTTTTAGCAATTCGTGCTATTTATGCAAAAGATCTGCAATCGCTAATTTGAATTGCTCGAATCCGTAAGCCACCGCCGCGAATCCTCCACGCTGGCGAACATCGCGTAAAAATCCCTTTTGTTCGTCGCTGACTGGTGACGCCTTGCCTTTACCAGACTTGTTTACGCGCTTTAGTTCAATAGCCGCGAATGGGTAACGGCTGTTAATACCAATCAGGATAACGAAATCACTAACGCCCTTTCTCAATCCTGCTTGCTCATCCCTCAATGCGCTGGTGATCGTCTTTTGCCCCTCGTTTACTGTATGCCAGAATAAAAGCCAGGGATAAAAGTGGCGCAACCACGCCACACAATCAACCTGGTGAGAATCTTCCTTTCGCGTGTCGCTCGGATCGCGCTCGTAATACTCCAGATAATCGCCCTTGTCAGTAACCATAATTAGAACTCCCGATGATAAATTATATCCTCGCCTTTTGCGTTTTTGCGGTGCGTAACCTTAACAGGCGGTAAAATGTGATGTGCCATGCTCATGATTTTACGCGCATTGCGATAGCTGGCAACCATCCCCGCGATTCTGCGATCTGGAATGTGTTTAAGCGCTGTTTGACGCCAAAGCGTTTTACAGATCTGTGCGTCAGACTCAGGGAAAAAGCGCTCGTATGCTTTGAACGTTTCTCCGTGCGCCTCAAGCTCATAGCAGAATACGATCCCTTTCTGGTTTTTCGTCATATCAACACGGAACGATTTCACGTTGCACCAGTCGTTTTTTGTGTAGTGCTTTCCGCTCAATTTCTCGTTTGGATCAATTAGTGATACGTCACAATGGCGGCAAATTCGCGCTACAACGTCGTTTTTGGTTCCGCAACCTTTAACAATCACTTTCTTTGTTCTTGGGTCAATCTGATCCTCACAAACTCTGAATTTCCAAAAGTGCTCACAACGATTTCCGTTTTCATCAACCCTTATGCAACGGCGTGCATAGAATGAATTTTCCGTTCCGCAAATCGGGCAGAATTTAGGATCTTTTCCGTTGTCGTGGCGGCGCTGGAATTGCGCTTGCTCAAGTATCGGATCGAAGTAAAGTTGCCCTAACTCATCCATGCAGCCAGCAAAATCTAAAACAAGGTGATCGTTTTTAACAAAACCTTGTTCAATGTGCCATTTCTTCAACAGTCGCATACCGCGCCCTAAAAGCTGAATCAGCAAGGTAAGCGATCCGATTTTGCGAAGGATTACAGACGTATCCCAAAACGGAACGTTAACGCCAGTTGTTAAGGCCATAACCTGGAAGATGTATTTTACTTTTCCATCGTATGCCTCGCGCAACCACTCTTTACGCTGTTTCTCGCCAGTCTTACCAGTGATGATGCGGTACGGTGTACCAGGTGGCAAAGCCGCCGCCGCTTCTTTGCAATGGCGCTCACCTGCACAAGTTACTAAAACGCCGTTGCGGTCTTTGCAGATCTCATGCACGCGTGACATTATTTTTTGCGTCATTGTTGCGTCATTGTGGATCTTCTCTTCCATCTTGCGCAAAGTTTTCTGATCAAAGTCTGCAACGCCATCCTCACTGGACGCCGTGAACTCTGAAAGGTCATAACCCAAACCATCAACGTTGCCAAAGTTAGTGGGAACAACCGAACCGAACTCGATCAGGTAATTTGTATCAATGTTCGTTACCTGCTCACGCCAGAAACCTTTTTGTTTTTTATCTTCAACCAGGATTGGAACGACGCCGCGAAATTCCGATCCAGTCATTCCGAATATGCGCAATTCATGCCCGTAAGCCTCTTTGCAACGGCGCTGCATTTCACGAATGATTATTGTGTATTGGCTGCGTCCGGTTCCCTCCATTGGTTCGCCGTCTTTGTTGAAAACCTGGGAGCCGTCACCATTCAGAACGCGAACGCCTTTCTTTGTGGTCATTTGCTCGAAAGTTTCCTCGTTCTCTATCGAATCGGCTAAATCTTCCCAATCCACCTGGTGACATTCATCAATACCGATTACATGCGGAACATAGTCACCTAACGCTTTAAACAAGCCGTTTGCAACGGTTCCCTCCGAACCCACGACAATTGGAAAATACGCGCTTTTCGTGTTGAGTCCGGCGCAATAGATGGAGTTTGGAACACCAAAATTTGTGATCTCCTCTGAATCCTGATCCACAATTTCAGCCTGGCGAGCCAAAACCATCATTTTCAAGCCCATTTTTTTACACTGCGCCGCAACCATCGCAAAGATGATTGTTTTACCAGCAGATACGGACGCCTTGACAAAGAAAGGATGCTCGTAATTTTTCATGCGCTTTGCGATCTCGGAATACGCAACGCACTGATACGGGTAAGGGCTAATTTCGCCAACGGTAAAGCGATCTTGAATAGCCTTTATAACCTCATCGCCTAACGCTGATAATTGTTTTTTAATGTTTGGTATTGCCATTTTAAACCTTTAACGTTGTTTCGTTTGACGCTATACTACAAGCCTAAACATAAGTGATTTTAACAAAAAGTGCTATTGGGGAATTTACTATGAAAAGAATCGCTGTTTCAACTGGTGAAGTAGATAAACGCACAATCAATGGTAATAACGGAACTCGACGCGGAAAAGACAAAAAGCCACGCCGCCGCAAAACAGGTTACTACGTGCTGAAAGATGAAGTAAAGGCCGGATTGCGTGCGCGGCTTGACATCCTGTTAGAATATTATGGCACTCAATCAGAAATGGCACGCCGCCTTAAAGTGTCGTTTCAGACGATCCAGCAATGGAAGAAACGCGGAATGATTTCAGCGCAAGGCGCTCAAAAGGTGCATCAAGATTACAAGCGGCAAGGCTGCAAGGGTTATCGCGCTTCATTCTGCCGCCCAGATCTGAAATTTGATAGCAACGGAAAACCGCTTACACTCAAGTGTGAAAAGCGCGAAATGCTCCGCGTTGTTCGTGCGTCCGACTTTGAAAACAGCACAAATAGCTAAAACACTGATCGCGTATCTGGTATCATCCGGCTACGCGATTTTTTTATGGGTGAATTATGAGCGACATTAACGAAAACATGATGTTTCAGAAAGAGGAGGTTTTACCGTATATGAAAGGGTTGTGGCGCGATGCGTTGCAGTCAATATGCGGTTTAAGCTCGGATGTTTTCAACAAAAAGCACCAGCCCTGCCCTAATTGCGGAGGTAAAGACCGTTTTAGGTGGACTGACAAATTGAGTCAGGACGGCGACGGCGGCGCGGTGTGCAACGGCTGTGGTAACGATTCCGGCGTGGGCTGGATGATGAAGCTAACAGGAGAGCCATACAGCGAAGTAATTAACATCCTGGGTCGCTTTCTCGGAAAGGTTCCGCAAGAGTACCGGATAAAGGCCAATAAGCGTGCAAGCCGTGCATCCGGTTACACTTTCGGATCTCAGGCTCCGCATGAGAATTGCGCCTCTGTAATGGAGCGCACGGAATTACGCAGTAAGACGCCTCTAAGCGTTTTTGAAGGGATAGCACTTCCTGGTGATGAAATGTATTCCGTAGGCGTTAAAACGCTTGAGAATGGCGGAGAATCGCTTATTCACGCCATACCGTGCTACCTGGTGCATGACGATGAACTTGATGATGAAATGTGTAACATCCTTTTCATTGATGAGAACGGCAAGCAAAGTTTTTATGCGAAGGATTACACGCGCGGCTCAGTTGCGGTGACTGGCAAAACTGAAAACACGATCTATTTGTGCGTTGATTGGGTTGATGCTCAACATATCCACCTTTCGACGGGGCAAGAGGTTTGGTGTTGTTTCTCACAGTACAATCTTGAGATCGTGGCGTACAGGTATAAAGGAAACAGAAAAATGCGCGTAGTGTGCAAGTCTACCGATCAGGATGTGTTGATTGCCGCCGAAGAAAGAGAACTTGACGTGATGATCCCGATTAACGATAATTTCAAACAAGGGATAGAAAGAAAGCTGTATAAGCCTGAAACTTTCCTTTAGTTGCCACTGACTTTGCCCCGCTCCGGCGGGGTTTTTTTATGGGCGCAATAGTGCTATTATCGGCCTTGTCATTAACAATTCGTGCTATATAGGAGATTTACAAATGTCTATTTATCGTAAGGGGCAAGCGTCAATGGACGCTCAAGGCTACATTACAGGCTATAACACATCGTGGCGCGATCAGTTAACCCTGATTCGCTCAGGTGCAACAATCGTGTTTGCAACAAGCCCAGCAACATACGCAACAATTTCAGAAGTGATTAGCGACACGTCAATCCGTGCAACCGCTACGGGAGGTGCTGTTATTGATCGCACTGATTATGTGATCCTGCTGCATGACTCAATCACCGTTGATGGCCTGGCACAAGATGTTGCTGAAACGCTGCGATACTACCAGGGGAAAGAAACGATGTATGAGGAATTTGTTGAATTCCTTAAAACGTTCGACTGGAAAAAACTGGAAGCGCTGGACGAATCAACAAAGCAAAATGCCGCCAAAGCTGAAACAGCCGCCACCAACGCCAAAGCGTCAGAGGTTGCAGCAAAGACAAGCCAAACGGAAGCGAAGAAAAGCCAGGACGCCTCGAAGGTTAGCCAGGATTCAGCAAGCGCAAGCCAGATCGCCGCCGCTGCATCACAAGCCGCCGCAAAGACCAGTGAAACAAACTCCAAAGCGTCAGAGAATGCAGCAAAGGCAAGCCAGACAGCCGCGAAAACCAGTGAAACAAACTCGAAAGCGTCAGAGAATGCAGCAAGGGCAAGCCAGACAGCCGCCGCCGCATCTGCAACAGCCGCAAAGACAAGCGAGACTAACTCTAAGACCAGCGAGACAAAAGCAAAGGCGAGCGAAACAGCCGCAAACACGTCAAAGAATCAGGCCGCGCAATCTGCGCAATCCGCTGATGCGTCTAAGACTGCCGCCGCTGGTTCTGCAACTGCCGCCGCTGGTTCTGCGACTACTGCGAAAAACGAAGCTGATCGAGCTCAACGCTTGGCGGATTCTTTCGAAACAAGCAAGTTGATGCAGAAAGAGAATAACCTTTCAGACGTTGCTGATAAGGCATTGTCACGCACAAATTTAGGTCTTGGCAGCGCATCAACTTATAATATCGGAACGTCTGGCGGCACTATCCCGTTATTAAATACTTCCAATAGCTGGACTGGTTCACAATATATTTTAACTGGCGGCCTTCAGGTAGGAAGCCAAAACACTGGCGATACTGGAGTTGAACTTGGAAGCGTGACGACAAAAACGCCTGCTTTTATCGACTTCCATTCATCTGGGACTGGGAATGACTATGACGCAAGGATCTACGTAGCGGAAGGAAGTTCGACGATCGCTAAAGGAAAGATGACTATTAGCGCCGGGACTCTTATTTATGGCGGCGGCGATCTTAATATTAATGATGGCAACGTCAGGGCGAAGGGAGGTGATTTTGTTGCTGAACATGGTGGATATCCCGCCTTTATTATTGATAATACCGATAGGGCGGAGACCGATTTATTCTCAAGGGCGATGTTCGAACTCGGCCCGCAGTCTGGTGCTGTTCCATCTCTTATTGCAAGAAGAAGGGATGGCAACAAAGCCGGGCAAATAAGAATTCCGTTTGCTCAGATTAGCGGTGAAATGATGGTTAACGTTGCTTACTTCACTAGCGCCGCTGGTCAGTTGAACGCCAACTCCCGAAGAAATACGGAGTTTAGGACTTTTACTAACGCAACAACAACCGCCGACGGAATTCCTTTTAGCGGTTTCGGGATCTTAACTTCTTTCGGTCGAGGCCCTGATCGCGTTTCTGGTAACTATACCGGGCAGCTTTGTTGGAACAAGGTCACAAACGAACTTTACTCACGCGCTGGCGATGATCTGTCTACAACGTGGCGAGATTGGGTTAAGGTGACAACATCGGCTGTATCAGATGAGACCCTGAAGGACATTAAAGGTAACCTTAACCTTGAGGGTGCGTTAGATAACGTGAATCGAATGGAGTTTAAGCTGTTCAGATTCAAGGATGACGCGCCTGATCGTAGCGCCCGTCGCGGCGTCATTAGTCAGCAGATTATGAAGATCGATAAAGAATACGTCTGGAAAGTCGGAGATTATTATCACCTTGACCAGACGCCAATGCTTTTGGATGGTCTTGCAGCGATTAAGGCATTGCGTGCGCGTGACGAAGCGAACAAGGAAAGGATCGCAAACCTTGAGAAAGAAGTTGAGGAGTTAAAAGCCATTGTTTCTCAACTTGTCAATAAGTAATAAAAAACCCCGCAATGCGGGGTTTTCTTTTTCCTGCCAATCAGAAAGGAATATCGTCGTCGAAATTCTGTTGTGGTGACGGCTGGCGCTGCGGCTGGCTTTGTTGTTGGCCTGATTTATGCGGCGATCCGGCTCCGCGCTGACTGAACACTAAACGCGGTTGCTCCATCTGTAACGTGATATAGGTTTGCCCGTTATGCTCACGCTGATTGATTTTGAGCGCCTCAGATGAAACGCTAATCACCTTTCCGGCCTGTAACGCCTCATCGTACCAACCGCGCATTGCATCGCTTGATGCAAAGAATGTGGCGCTGTAATTGGTATAAACTCGCTCGTTTGTCTGGCGGTCTTTGATGCTTTCTGATAGTTCGACGATGTACATTTTGTATGCGCCGGAATTGTTTTGCCCCTCTTTTGTGTAAGGCTCTTTGCGTAACTCGCCAGTAATAATATGCGGCATTTCATGATCCTCTAAACGGGGAGTTTCCGCCCCTGGTTAATTATTCAAAGTTGGTGATTGACTGCGATTCTACCGCTTTTTTCGGTTCCGGTTCAACCTTTTCAGATTTAGCAACGTTTTGCTTTGGTGTTGCGGGGCTAAACCCTCGCGCCGTGCCAATTTCTAGCGATGCTTTGCGCGTGTCGTAATGCTCTTTGATGATTACGCGGCTTGCTGCGTCACTGGCCTTGTACGCTGTTTTAAACACATCCTGCAAGTCAGTAACGTTATCGCACTTATCAAGATCTTTTTTCCAATCCTGCGCCGTTTTAACTGCAATTTGTGCGTCGTCGTCTGCCTGGCTCAAACCAAACGCGGCGGCTAATGCGTAGCGTCGCCCGTAAGTGAATGCGGAGCCTACGCCTTGAGGGTCGTTTTTGACAATTGGAATATCAAAGTAAAATTTAGCCCACTGACCAGAAATGTGTATGACGGTTGTTTCAACTCGTAAAGCATTATCCACCTTCTCGGAATCCTGCATGATCATTAATTTGTTTTCCGTTAGTGCTGGCGTAACAGCGTCAAGAACGGAATCGAGCGTTGCATATTTGTTTTTAAGGTGGCTGTTTTGTCGATCTTTCTTGACCTTAACAAATTGGCTACGTGCTTTATGCAATGCTGGTAATACTTCATCAAACTTTTCTGACAGTTTCATATTAGATTCCTCTGGTTAACTTACGGGATGAATTATATCACCCCGTATTTCATTTGTTTAGCTATTTGTGCTGTTTACAAAAAGCCTTTGAATTGCTTGCGCACCCAATCAGGCGTATCAAGCTCAATCTCTGGCGCTCCGTTTGCGTATGAAGGCCAAACGTCATGCTCGTTACACACTGCAAAGGTGTTGATTACGCTCATGTACTGCAACCGCCCGATCTTCAATTGCTCGCTACTCATGCGGAAAGCCAGTGGTAAAAACGGCTCTTTCTTCTCCTGCGCCAACAGTCTGACAACTACAGGCCGCGTTTCTTCTGGATACGCTTTCTTGAATAGATCGTGCTGCAACGCCATTTTCAAGTAATAGCCGTGATTGAATGCCAAGCGCGGGAACTCAAGAGGGTTCGCGCTTTGTGTCGTCTTATAGTCAGTGATTACGATTGCCTCTGGATAAATGATATCCTCACAAATCGGCTGGCCTTTTTCGTCGTAACCAGTGATAAGCGTTGCGGTTACGTGCTTGCACACATCAACGTGATCCAATCGCACTTTAACTTTGACGCCATTAATCACGCCGAAAATTGAAAGCTCGCGTTGTGCTGTTGGGCTGTTCATGCAAGCGTTGTGTTCCGGTATGCTTTCCAGCACTTTACGCATCGTAACGCAAGCGTCGTAATCTTTAGCCTCTACTAGTTCCACGCCATCGGCCCTGGCTTGTGACTCTGCGATCATTTCAATCAGCCAAAGCACATTAAGATCTTCACCGCAATCAACCATCATTTTGATTAGTTCTGGATAAGTTTTCCCCGTCGTACCTTTCAGGCCGAATGATTTCAACTTGCTTGCTAATGCCGTCTGACTTGTGATCAGGTCTTTGTAATCTTCCGGATCTGGAGCACGGCGGTAAGTTTTTGCGAATAGCTCCGCGCTTTCAAAGTTGGTGTGTGACTGCGTGCCGAAAATAAGAGGCTTTGCGTTTTCCTCGCGTTGACGGAATCGCCATGCAGCCGGGCAACCTGCGTGGATTTCTGCTAGGCTTGAGCCGCTTACATACTCCGCCGCCCAACCTTTAGGATCGTGATATTCGTCGTTACTCAATTCCGCGCTGGTGAAAACTTTAAAATCAGTCATTTCATGCTCTCCGTGTTGTTTTAACAGAATTCTAGCCAATTTGTGTATTTAGTCAATAGATATCTTGTTATTTTTTGTTCCCTTGCGTTTTTAATGGTTGAAGACAACAAAAATGCAATCTAAGTGCTTGATTTTGGCTTTGTTGTTTTTGTGTTTACCTTGTTCACTGATTTACGCCGCATCCTATAGATAGACACACATACCAGTAAAGTGACCATGACAATGATAGAAATCACCGCAACCAACCAAAAGAATATGAAACATTGTGAACAAAAGAAAACAAATAGATATATATAAATAAATAAACTCTTAATTTTCATGTGTATAGTAATATTTACTGTATGCTTATTGCTCGCTGGATGGCGATTTTTTGAGCTAAATTTACGCCTCCGCAAATTCATGAACACGCTGGAACAAAAGAAAACAAATAGCACTTTTTGCTAAACCGCCGCGCCGTTTGGTGTTATAGTTACGGCATTGATTAACAGATAGGAGGCGATAACATGCCAGCGGGTTTGCAAGCCTGGGATGCGTCAGGCAACTTGATTGTCGATCTCGGTGATTACACGGTAAAATTTGTCGGGAAGTACACGATCACATTTCCGAAAGGGCAAAACGTGTCGTCATTCGCCGTGAACGGTATAAACGGAAACAATTCATTTGCTGCGATAACTGCAACTGATTCCTCCGGTGGATTGGGTTTTATTCAGTTTTATGCAAAGACAAAAACAAACGGCGTTGATGTTATTTACCTTCCGACTGGAAATACATTGTACGCGGAGAAATTAACAATTGAGGTTTATCAATTTATTTGAGGTGATCTAATGTCTGGTTTTGAAGTGTTAAACAATGACGGCTCAACAATTATTAACTCCGATCAGGTGCATACGCTTTTTGATGCGGTTGATACCCCTGGGATTGTTGAGGTTGGAGCGTATAACCAAACCACACCATTCGGAAATTTAAGCGAATTGGGTTTCACCGCCTTTAACTGGAGTAAGCGCGTTGATTGCCTATATTGGATTCAGTTAACCACTAATAATGCGTGGTGTTTCCCTGGTGCAAGCATGTTTAAGCCTGGAACTTTTAGAGTTATCAGGACGACAAGAAACAAATCTATTGAGACTGGCTTTCTTGATGTTTTCGACTCTACAGGGAAAATGATATGGTCAGCAAAAAGCGCCTCCACAATGCCGCGAATTCTGAAATATGTTGATATTGCTCAGAATTACGATCTGAATGCTAACGTGTACAGTCTTGCTCCTGGCTTTAATCCGTTTTTCCTTTGGAATCAATGCCCTGGCAACCTTTCGGACGACGGAACTGTTGTTGGTTATTCAGGTCTTTGTGTTAAGTGGACGGGATCGCAAATCCAGTTTGGTTATGTGTCAAAGTATCAAAAGAAATTCACGGAAGTGTTTAACGGGCGCGGTAACTTCCGTTTGCCACTGGCTAAATTTCAGGGTTACAACTAAGGAGAATATTATGAAATGGTTTGCACTTGCTTTAATGATCTTTGCCTCAAACGCGCTTGCTCTTAATATGCAAATCGGTTTTCCCGTTCCGGCTGCGCGACTCTCTCTGACTGGTGAGACAAGATTCAAACTTGATTGCGAAAACAAGAAGATTGATATTCTGGAATCCTCTCACTTTTATTTCACTCGCCACGTAAAGAAAAACGTTGCTGTGATGTGCTTTAAGGATAAAAACAAGTACGATATAACAATGAAGTTTGTTAAAGGCGGCTTGGAAATGAACATGCTGGCGCGTCAACCTGGACGATATCAACAGAAAGACTTTATTGTTGAATAAAAGAAAGGCTCCCAATAGGGAGCCTTTTTAATTACCACAATCCCATTCTTACGCGCAATCTGTTGTTTGCGTCATAAATCTGGATCAGGTTGTTGTTGATGGTCAAGCGTCCGGTTCCGGTCTTGCCGTTGATTTCCAGGTTGCCGTTTTTATCCAGCCTCCATCCGGTTTGCCCTGCAACATAGTTGTTTGATTTGATCTCGTTACCAATCATAGCGTTAGTGATTGAGCCGTTTTTCACCAACAAACTGTTAATGAATACTTGGTTGTTTTCAACCACGAAAGGCAATGAGTAAGCCCCGCCGACTTTGGTTAGAATGCCGAACCGCGCCGCATCGAAAAGCACTTGTGATTTTACAGCGCTCCCGCTTCCGGTCAGTGATAGCACCATTCCCGCATCGTACTGTTTGCCCTGGTAAGTCAATCCCAATTTCAACGCATATTGCGCACCCGCTCCGCTCGCAGTGATCCATGAATCAAGTTTTTGTGAAATCGCGCTTTCTGCGTTGCCAACTCGCGTGCTTAACGCCGTGTCAGCGGAAGCCCTCGCGCTAGCCTCATTCGCAATTGCCTGATCCACTCGGCTAATGTTAGACGTCAAATCTTGCTTAACGCCGTTGATTTGTCCAGTGAATTTAGAATCAAGTGAGCTAACGGCTTGCGCCCTTGCCTCTGCTTCATTCGTGATCGCCTGGTCAACCCTGCCGATACTGGCGGCGGTTTCAGTCCTAACACCTTCAACCTCTTTCGTAAATTTCGCATCAAGGTTTTGAACTGCTTTTACTCGCGCCTCCTCCTCATTTGCAACCGCTTCCTTGATGGTTGTGATCTGTCCTTGAATATCGTCACCAATGCTTGCCTTTAGTTCCTCAATGGCTGTTACTCGCGCCTCTGTTTCATTGGCGATTAACTCCAGTGCGTGACCATATTCCGCTTTACGCTTGCCGTTCTCTTTGCGCGTCCATTTAATATCCGCATCATTTGCGAGCGCGTTATGAATGATGCTTTGCGCCTGATCCTTGATCTTGTTCGCGTTATCAATCGCGCTTTCCTTGATTGCCTCGCCGCCTGGTGAATTCCAGATATCGTCTAAAATATCGCCTAAAATATCATCAAGCTCAGTTGAAGCCATTCCGCGCACAAAGTCAGTCCAGCCGGAAACGTTGCCGATTTTGTCAACAGATCGCACACGATACCAGTTGATAAAACCTGCTGGCAAAATGCTGTGCCAATATTCGTGCTGTGGGTACGGAATCAAAGACAACAGCGACGCTTGATCTTCTGCTGGTAAATCACCAGCATTAGGCGCTTGCTGCAATTCAACGTAAGCCGTATCGGTTGCACCTTCTGGCATACCCCATTTAATACGAATTCCGAAAACCTCATTATCTGACGCCGTAAGGTTTATCGGTTTGCCAGGCTCGCCAACTTTACCAGTCAGAGAAGCGGTGACAATCGCAGACCAGGGAGAAGCCGAACCAGCCGCCGAAACTGAACGCACGCGAACGTGATAAACCCCCGCATAAATACCTTCAACCTCTGTTTCCTTGTTGGCTGTCTGCGGTACGTTATGCCAGTTGCCATTATCCTTGCGCCATTGCACCTCATACAGCGATGCGTAAGGCACTTTATCCCAACTAATGTGCATCGTTTCAACGCTCAAGCCCTGCACGATTCGCGAGTATGACGACACAACAACGTTTTCCGGTGCTGCCATAACGTCAGGTTGCACAATGCTTGTTGGGCGGTCGTCAATGTTCACGCCATAATCAATTTCATCGTACTTGTTCGGATCGTATTCAACAGCCGTTATAGAGTAGGTGAATTCCTCCTCGTTATCGCCCCTGGTGATGGTTGTTACAACATACTGTTGCAATGCAATATCAGTGCGGTCGATAGCAAACACGGTGTCAGGCTGAACGTCAAAACCAAACCCAACGTTTAACTCTAACGTTTTACCGTCTGCACTAACCCTTGATATGGTGCGCTTTACTGGCTTGCCATCTGGCTTGTTAACCACGATGAAATCACCAGCGCGTGCATCAACCTTAAACGGAACGAAAACCTGTAAACCGGAAACCTCCATTAAACGACCTGATAAATTCAGCGTTAAGTTGCTGCTCCAGAAGTTATCCGCAATCGCGATCACATCCCCGATAGATGGGATCATGCCCTCCAGACCAGTTGCAAAGTTAACCGTTGTGCTGCGCAAGTTGGTTTTCAGAATCCAGCGCCCACGGCGGTTTGCCTCGCTGCGTCGAGTGCATCCAATGGCTGTAATGCTCGTTGGGTTATGCCCGAAACGTAATGAAGCCTCTACATCAAAAACGCCCTCAACGTCCTGTTGGTACATGTTTTGCTCATCGTCGAATGTCACGTTGCATTGCGTGTACATCGTCTTTTCGCTGGCGAAAGTGTAGCTAAAATCACCATTAACAACGTTGTCGTTTGTGAAGATGTAAGACGGCTCGCGCGGTCTATCAACCACAATCGAAAGGCTTTCGCCGTTCCAAAACGTCATGCCACGGAATATAGAGCAAATGTCGCGAACAAGCTGATAGGCTTCAATCTGGCTCTGAATAACAACGTCGCAAAGGTAGCGCGGTTCCGTTCCGCCCTTTCCATCTGGAACCATCTGATCGCAATACTGCGCGGCCTCGTAAATGCTCCACTTGTCCAGTGGAATTCCCAACTCCCTTTGATCTAGTCCATAGCGCTGATTGGTGATCAAATCATACAGAATGAAAGCAGGGTTGTTTGTCCATGCCTTTTTCCATGTGCCATTCCATGTGCCGCTATACGTGCGCGATTCTGGATCGTAGTTGCTCGGAACGTTGATTATCTTCCATTTCTTCTTGATAGAAATGTTAGGGATCTGATTCGGGAATAGCTCGGAATCAAATTCAACGTAAACTAAACCAGTCAGCGGATAACGAAACTTCGCGTCGATTACTTCCGCATAGCTCTGAATCCTGATTCCATCAACAACGCGATCAGTTGTGCTGTCAGGCGTTACACGACTAACGCGCAACAAAACTTGATCGTTGAATTCTGGTAAGTCAATTCGACGACTGCGATCATATCCGCTTGTTGTTTTGCCTGTGAATGTGTCGGCTAAAACTTCTTTATAGCTTCCGCCATCAACAGCCATTTCAACTTTGTATTTTACTTCAACGCCTACGCGGTCGCCGTTACTCTCAACCTTAACGCCCTGCGGCATCAGCATTTTAATTCTGATTGCAGAAAGGTTGCGGTTTGTAACTGGAATTACAAAAGGCGTTGTAGTGGTAATGTCACGCGCAACGGTTATTTCGCTTGCTGTGTCTGTGAAACCCTGGATATATGGCTGATCTTGCGTGCCTGGTCGAAACTCTGCGGTCACGCCTTGATAGTTCAATGAACCATCCTCATTCATCACCGGAACATCATTCAAATACAGATCTTTCAGTGAGAAATTAGGATCGCACTCACCATCTGAAACAGCCAACAAAACTTTGATTTTGTTAATGGAGATTAGGTTATCTTCCATTTCCTTTGGTGTGTAAGGTTTTGAGGAGCCGCCCTTACTGCCGCTTATCACATTTTTTGTCATGTGTTTTAACCTTTTGTGCTGTTTATCGGTTCACCCATTATACGGACGTAAAAAACCCCGCGCAAGGCGGGGTAAGAATTAAACTTTGTCCTCTGCATAACTTCCGGCGCTCCATACAGCACCGCCGTTTGTTCTCAGGCCAAACGGGAGCGGGATCGGATAACCTGCTGCCGTTGTATTGACTGCGCCGCCGAAAGCGTATGATGGTTTGTTTTCTGCGCTCTGCATTTCCATCATTGAGCCTCCTTGCTGCGGTGAAATCATTTGCATAGCTCCACCCAATACCATTGCGCCGCCCATCATGAAAGCGGAGGAGGAAAACGCGCCCATCGCCGCCAGTGATGCGCCGCCAGTAAAGAAAGCGGTAGCCATAATTGCAGCACCCAAAACAACCTGGAACAAGCCGCCAGATTTTGAGCCTGTCGGGATCGGTAAAATCCTAATCTCTTTGCCGCATTGCCATGCTTTATCATTATGCTCGCCAACGTTGACGCCATCAACAAAGATTGCGTACTTCATACGCGATCCCACTTCGCTTTGCATGTAGTCTTTGAATCCTTCAACCTGGCTTGATAGCGCTCGGATTGCCTCTGGAAAACTATCAACAGCGTAGTGATGGAAAACGCCAAAGCGACGCCCAAGGGAGCCGGAAAGTTTGATTTTTTTAACTGTTTCCATATTTGAGATCCTTATGTCTGCAAATCATAACTGTGTGCTCTTGATACCATCCGGAATAAATATCCGTGCGTGATAACTTTCCGTATGCGTGGTGCAATATCTGATTGTTACCCAGGTAAATTCCTGCATGGTTCCACACTGGCGCTTGCAACTGCATGATCACCATATCGCCAGGTTGCGGCTCATTGCCAGTAGGGATAAAACCCTCTTTCAAATAATTATCTTGATAGAGGTTCTCGCCGTGTTCCGGCTTCCACCACTCGTAAGGTTTACGGAAATCATTCAGGATCACGCCTTGTTCTTTATGCCAGGCCATAACCAAACCCCAACAATCATATGAACCAAGCGACCAGGGGCGACCAGTCAGCGGCCTTGATTCCGGTTCAACAAAACGCATATCTCCCTCTGGTAGAGAAACGATAATCCACGTAACCCCCATTTCATCACAAATGCAAGTGTCGTGGGCGCTCGGTAGCGTCGTTGCACCGTCGCCAGTGTGTGAATGCACTACCGCGATTAGCTCCCCGCTATAAAGCGCCTGTGCGTATTCTGACGCATCCATTTCAAAATGATTTTCAGGGTCTGCGTGAACATTATCGATCCTGTGGTATTTTTGCACTCTGCTTTTTTGAGTAACCACGCCGCAACATTCATGGGGGTAAACGTCTTGAGCGTGCCGCATAATTTCAAGTTTTATTTTTGCGTTAATCATTGGTTTTTCCTCAACAGTGAAGCAACGGCGCAACCGCCGAAATCAATTTCATTCTCCGCACCAAAACGCAACTTGCAAGACGTCGCTGTTCCTGCGCAATAATCCTGCGCTGGATCGGTTACGGGGTTGTTGTCTTTGTCGAACATTCGCGATCCATTATACGCGCATCCTTTGCCGGAACGATACCAGCCACGTTGCGCCCAATAACAAACACTCTGCGATATGCGCGGCGGGATCATGATTCCATCCATATCATAAGGAGATGTGAGATCGAATCGAGCGATTGACTGATTGCAGTAATTCGGGCGCTCAATGTAGTAAACCAGTTTTCGATAAGCTCCATCGGCAACGCTTCCGTCTGGCTGCATCAGATCTGCGGAAGTGATCCATATTGTCACCTTTGCTTGCATCATGCCATTGTATGTGCGAATCATCGCGCTAACCTGGCTATCAAGATTAGAAAGCGTCAACTGTGGTTTATCTGCTTTGCCGTTACTGGTGAAGCTGATTCCGGTAATGCCGAAAGGCCGCGCCCCGTATACCTCACCCTGGAAAGTAATGTCTTTCGACGGTAGAACGCCAGTTTCTTTAGCGATCATTAATTCTTCCGCCGTATACTGCAAATTCTCTGCATGGAATCGGTAGACGTTTGCACCAAACTTTGTGCCGTCAACCTCAACAAGTGTGATGATCTCGCCAGGGTAAAGGCTTTGTAAGCAGTTGGCGAAATCCTTATTCAAGTTTATAGCCATGTCGTTTTCTCCTCTTTTGAGTGCGCATTATAGCACCAATAAAAAAGCCGCACAAAGGCGGCTTTGATTACTTCATGCTGGTGAATTGCTCCGTGAAAGTCGCTTTGACTTCCTGAACGGTTGACGAAAGCGGCGTTGCTGCGACGCTTCCAGACTTAACACGGAAAAGCCCTGGTGAGCCGTCCGGCGTAATCCACAAAAACGGCTTGAGCCTATGGCTATTCATGAACGCGATCACTTCTTTGTAATCAAGTCCAACGTAAGCAATAGAGAACTCACGCCGCACCGTATTGAATCCAGACGATGCAACTTGCGTGTAACCATTTCCGAAAACAACCTCCCTGTCGTTGTTCGTCGTGGTCATTGCGCCGCCGCTACTTTGAATTTGAGTACACCATGTAAATTCATCAAGCGCCGCCATTATTACCCCCTCTTACTATTAACAAAGTTATATACCTCGCCGCCCTGCGAGCACGCCCGTTGAATCATTTCAGTGAAAATCATCTTGATCCCTGTTTCCATTCCTCGCGGGTCGTTGCCGTTGTTCACGTCAACCATGATATCACCGAAATTGAATTGAGATCCAACACTGCCAACCGACGCGCCTCTCGTTTGAGCCGAACCGCCAACACTGCCGCCGTTAGCGTAGCCACGCATCAAGCGGTAAAGGTTTTTGGCTCCGATCCTCTGTGTTGCCTCTTTGGTGAATACAAATTCACCTTTGTGAACCACGCCAGCCGGATCATACTTTCCGCCATCACCAGTGTAACCCCCTCCAGCATAACCTTTAGCCAGTCCAGAAAACGAGAATGTTTTGCCACCCATCGCGCCGGAAATAGCGTTAAAGATTGCCATCTTAGCGATCATCTGAACAATCATTTTAATGATGCTACTTGCAAAATCTTTAAAGCTGGCTTTTCCGGTAGTCAGGAAGTCAGTCATTAACGACGATAAACCATTCAGGCCAGCCGTAGCGACTTCGTTAACATTGGCGTACATGTTGGTTGCTTCCTGCCCGTAATCGGCAAACGCCTTTTTAGCTCCAGCAAGCCAGTTGCCTTGTAACTGATCCTCCATTTCGAAATACTCCTTGCGTTTCGCGATCATGTCCTGCAACGCTGTATCATCAACGCTTCCGCCTTTCGCAAGGTAATCAGACCGGATTTTTTGCAACTCAAGCTCGCGCTGAATTTGCTGATCCGTCATGCCCTGTTGTTTCAGGTTTAGCTCCTCAATCGCTGCGGTAGTCTCGCGGATAAAATCGACTGAATTTTGCTCAAGTTTGTTTTTGCGCTCCTGAATCAAAATTTGATCGCCCAACTCCGCTTTTTGCTTTGACAACTCCAGCACGCTTTGCTGTTCCGCCAATAGCTTTTTCTCTGCTGCGGTTAGGCCGCGTTTGCTTTGCGCTTCCTGCAAGATCTGGATCTGCTTTTCAACACTCCACAACGCTTGGCGCTGGCGCGAAATCACATCGTTAACAGTGCGATGCTCTTTCAGCGTTTCTAACTGCGCTTTCAAAACGTACAACTCTTTATCAAGCTGTTCTGTTGGGCTTTTCGTGATCCCGCCCTGCGTTTTGGTCTTGCCTTTCTTCTGCTCAAGTTTCTGTAACTCCTCAAGCTCTTTCCGGCGCAACGCTACGTTTTCAGCCGCCTTTTTCTTTAGCTCCTTGTCTGAAGATTGAGCAACATATTTTTCATCCTCAATCGCTTTGTTTAGTGCTTCCTGTGCTGCACGCAAGCGGTTTAGGGAAAGGTTTGTTTTGTCAATCTCGCCAGCACGCTTTGCAAAATCAACGTTGCTGTCTTTCACGATCTTTGCAATGTCGGCGTGCGTCTGTTTCGCAAAAACAAGAGCCTTGTTTACGTGGCCTAACTCTTTGTCAGCCAGGGAGCCACCGCCGCCGCCAGTAGGTGAAATGTACTCTTTTTTCTTCTTGAGCACCTCAAACCAGGAATCACCCAATTCAAGCACCTTGTTCATATGATCAGCAATCTCATTGTTTAGCGTCACAAAGCTGGAAGCATTTTTATATTGCTCCACCTTCTCCCGCGCTTCGTCATAGCTAAAGCCAACGTTAACCAGCTTTTCAATCGCTTCCTGTGCGCCGTCTTTCGTGGAAATGTAAGCCTTTGCGATCTCATCTGCGCTCTTGCCGCTCGCGTCTGCTAACGCCTGAACACCTAACGAAATCTTTTCCGCGAACTCGCCGGAAAGCCCCGTTGCATCCTGAACGGTTTTTGATACCTCATCGAGTGCCTTTTTAGAACTGTACGCGTTGTAAGTCAGATAACCCAACGTACCAACCAGCGCCGCAAGACCAACATTGAAAGGCGTGATGAATGTTGCAAGCGCCTTGAACATCGGAACAAGACCGCCAAAAGAATCCTTAATCTGTCCACCCTGCTGGATTGCCACTAACCAAATCGGCATACCGCCAGCAAGTGAAGTTGCAACGTCTGTGATCTGCGCCGGAAGCATTCGCATAGCCTGGCGATACTGCCCCATTGAGATTCCTAACTTTTCAACTTCCTTTTCCTGCGCTCGCATCTGCGCGATAAATGGCGCTGCCTGTGCGCTTACGCCCAATTGAGCCGCTTTCATTTCCGTTAGTTCGGCTTGAGTCTTTCCAGCCGCCGCCGCTTGCGCCTCAAGAGCCGCAATGAATTTTTGCGCCTCTGCTGCTGCCCTGGCTTTCTGCTTTGACTCCTCAAGCGCCGCGCGCCCTTCCTCTGTTAGCGCCTTTCTGTTTCGTTGCAGCTTTGATTCTTGAGCCTCAAGGATTTCCCCCAACTGAAAGAAATCTTTATCAGGCACAATGCCTTTTTTCCAAAGGCTATCTAATTGCTTGGACGCCTGGCGCAAGCGATCCATTTTAGCCGCCGTTGGGTCAATCGCGTTTTGGATGTTTTGAAATTCCTTGCGCTGTTTTGCCAACTCTTGTGCAAGCTCTTTCGAGCGCTGCTTTGCAACTTGTTCCTGATCAACAAAGCCCTCAACGCTTTTTGCTGCGTCGTGGTTTGCCTGTTTGAACTGCTGCAAGGATTTTACGGCGTTATTGACTTGTGAAACGTCAACGCCTAACGAAATTCCCGCGTATTGTTCCGCCATAACTATTCCTCCGATATGAAAAAAGCGCCCGTAGGCGCTTTGTTATTTGCTCGCGTGCATCATTTCAAGCGCTTTGCTTTCCATGATTCGCAAGTCATTCAATGCCATTTCTTCATCTTCTATTTTATAGATTTTGAACAACATAGGCAAAACATTGTAATCAAAGCCGTAAGCACCAGCACCAGCGGATCGCCATTGAGTTTGCATAGCGCAAAATATATCCCATGATTGCATCATGCTTTCATCAAAGATAATCTCAGGAGGCTCCTCACCTTCGTAATCAGCGCGGGTTAAACCTACGGCCTCAAGCTCTGCATCTGTGGGCGGCTTCTGGTAAAACAGATAAACCGCCCGTTTTAGTTTTTTACGCGTTGACCTGCCAGCGCTGAAAGATAGGAACCAGTCAGGGCAAGCGCCGCACCAGGGTAAAGCTCAACAAGGGTTTTTGCATTCTCCTCGTTAAATTCTTCCTCCAGATCCCAACCAGTAGCCAGTTTCATGATAAATTCAGAATCAGTAACTACGCTTTCGGATTCATACATCGCTTGCACTTCTTTTGCTTTCAGGTGGCGAACCGTAAACAGGATCGAACCTTCGTTACCATCTGGCATTACAAATTTAACCGGAAGTTTGAAGTTTGGAAGCGGGGCAAGGGTGAGTTTGAATTTAGACATTTTGATTTCTCCATGAATAGCACTTTTTGTTAAAAGCGATTTGGTTTGTTTTGGTAGGATGATTCTACAGCAATAAAAAAAGGGGCGCAATGCCCCTTTTGGTTAACCCTGCGTTGCAGGAAGGAAAGTAAAGCGCCCTTTAAGGGAGCAAGAGATGGAAACGGTTTCCATCTCGTTAACTGCGGTTTGTGGGATCTCGTTGAAAGAGAGAACACCAGCCCACATGCGCATTTCTTTTGCTTTCGGTACGTACATACGCAACGCGGTTACTTCGCCTGATTCATCGGCTTTACGCAACAGCGGGTAAATTGCGTTGTCGTATTCGTGCGCAAAAGTGTAAGTCATAGAAACAGCGCTCTTGTAGGTCGGGATCTGCTGCTCCTGATCGTCGGACAAACACTGGTAAGTGTAAAACTGTTGTTCGCCGCCGTCCTGCGAAAGATCCTGAACACATGGGATCTCAGTCCACGCGGTGATTTTCGCAATGCTTGCAGTTGCGCCAGCCGGAAAAACGTTAGTATCTGTTGTGTCGATACCATCAAGAGTTACGCTCTGGTTTTCCTGTACATCTTTGATTCGTAGAACGCGATCAAGCATCTTTCCCCAGGTGGAAGCAACAACGATCACAATATCGCCCTTTGCCAGACCTTCGGTGTCTGAAATGCTTGCAACTGGTTCCTTTGCATTGGTAATGGCAGTTACTTCTTTTTCTGCCGCTCGCGTGCTTTCAATAAAAATTTGTGAACCGTTAGGAAGGTGCATAATTAGATCCTCTTTTCTTCTACTCTAACACTGAAACGAACCGGAACAAGCCAGCCTGTTTCACTCTTTTGAATTGGTCGAACTTCTCCGCCCTCGAATATATAACCAACGTCTAGCATTTTACCATCTTCAAAGAAATCAGCAATATCTTTTGCCAGTCGCCGCGCCTTGTCAGTGCCGGAACCAGGAGCAAACACAATGTTTACCTGAACCATCCCGATAAATGATCGGCATTTGCGATCAAGGGAAAGGTAAGCTGTATCGACTTCTTTATAGTGAAACGCCAGCCATTGAGAACCATCGGCGGGAGGTACAAATTCAACGTTTTCGTAAGCTATTGGGTAACGCCGCTCGTACTGCTCCGCCAGCGCCTTACGCGCCGCTAACATTAGCTCATAGTGCATTTTTTATCCTCGACTCTTTTATTGCTTCCGCCATGAATGATCGCAATCTTACTGCAACGATACCCACAACGCCAGCGGTAGCTTGCTTAGAATGCCCGTACTCAAGAGAATTTGCGTAAATAAGCATGTTTGAAAAGTGAATAGAGCGAACCGCGCCGCCTCCACGCATAATGGCATAAAGCGCCCGTTTACCCTCTGCAATGGTTTTGCTCCCGTCTTTGTCGTACTGATTGAGTGCATACAAAGGCACTTTGTTTGCTGTGACTTGCCAGTTGCCTTTAAATCGGCCTGTATCGACTGGTGAGCCATTAACTAGCGCGGTTTGAACCTTACCCCCAAATATCTCTATGCAATCAACCATGCCGTCACCAGCGGCCTCTATCCATTTATCAACTGTTTCCTCAAATTGCCGGATCTTGTAGTTAGCCATGAACCGCAATCCTCCGCATTATCGGACGGTATGCAACCGTTGTGCTTGTTTGCCTGATTGGTCTAGCCTCAACGATAACGTAGCGCTCGCCGTCAATCTCTATATGCTGCCCGTTTAGGATCTCAACTTCATTGTTGAAAACGCCCAATTTATCAGTAACGCGGATTGTTTCTCCGTCAACCTCGCGCGTGCGCGGTGAACGCACAAGCCCTTTGATTGTCGTTGATATTTCCGGCTTTTCAACCTCGACGCCGCCAACGATATCAACGCCTCCGCGCTGCGTTATTAGCTTAAACTCGCCATCTTTATCACTGAAAAATGCGATCCCGTTTGTAGCCATTCGCGCAATATTTGCATAATTCATTAGCAGTTCCTCCGGCTACGCAAACCAGAAACAAGGCCAAAACCGCCGCCTTTCTTCCGGTTCAAGGTTTCAAACATTTTCCCCCACGGCGTCTGCCTGATATCTTTGCCGGATGTGTCGGAAGATACGCGATCAAATGTCTGCGAAAACTCACCGCTCAGGGAGAATGACGCAACACGGAAAGAGTAAGAATCAATGCTTTCACCTTCCTGTTTCATTGCTCCGTCAAGCGTCATTAAGTGCAACGTATAGAGCGCAACAGCTTTGGGGTAAGCGTCTTTAAATCGCTTCTCGCAAACGAATTCCTCCGCCAGTTCAATCCACACAACAAGCAAGTCGGGATCAATCTGTTTCATCGGTGGCGCTAGGCGCTGGATTTGCTGGATTACATCATCAATCATTTTCACTTCCTCCAGATATGACAAAGGGCGCTATTAGCGCCCCAGGGTTTAAAACTCGCCGCCGTCCTCTAATTCTTTTCGGCTCTTGCCCTCTTTGGGGTCTTTCTTGCGCTGCTTCTCTACGCGATCTTTGATTTCATTGGTTGCGGTGGAATCGTCTTTGATTACCAGGTCGCCGCGATGAATTAGCGATTCAATGCCTTTGTTGGCAAGGTCTTTTTCTGCAATTTCCATTTCATCACCTGGCAGATAGCGATCACCTTTGAAGTGAATAGAGCAAACGCCAACATTGGAAAGCACAACAATTTTTTCTTTAGCCATTTTTTAATCTCCATAAGTAAAAGGGGAACCCAGAAGGATTCCCCAATATTATTACACGCCAGTGATTAACACAATAGTTAATGGGCGATAAATTGTCAGGCCAGTGCATTTTGAGGTGCAAGGCACTTTGAAATGCAGGTCTTTAGGCTGCGCCGGAAGCATGTTAAACGCTTCTGGAATTTCAATAGACATATTCATCGGGTCTTTTTCATAGACCAGTACGCCCTTGTTGCCGTTACCGTCGTAATCTTCCAGTTCCGCGATTGCTTCAATGGTAATACCGCCGTTCTGCTTCATGAAATAATCAAGATAGCTTTCGGTGGTTTCAGGCATACGAACCATAAGAACTTTACGGACGGACGGCGGGATCAGAATGTGAGTTGCTCGGTGCTGCCCGTCAGTTTGGGTTTCCAGCACTTCCAGCGCATCAGTCAGATCGTTGTAAGCCTGTTCCGCGCGTTTGGTTTTGGTTCCTGCGTCATACCATTTTTCCGCCGCAACAACTTTGGTGATGTTCGGATGGTCAAACACTGACACAATTTTGTGCGGCTTGGAACCTTTGAACACCAAGTGATTAACAAGGTGATCGTGTGCGCTCTGCGCTGCGTTTGCTTTGCGGTTGCTCAGGCTCTTACCAGTTCGTTGACCTGCTTTGATTTCGTCAATGGAAATCAGGAACGCATTACCAAGGCGGAACACTTTACCAAACTCAGTAGACATAAGCGCGTCTACAGTTGGCAGGTCGTCGGTATAGTCAGCGATAATTTTTGCGTAACCAACTTTATCAAAGGTCTGGTATTCAAAAGTTTTATCCGTGTCGCTAAGTTCATTAGTAACAGGGAACACGCGAAGCGCGGAGCCTACAGGGTATTCTTTGTCGTATGCGGTAGAGCGGATTTTGTGTAGCTCCTGCGCCGTCCAAATACCCATATCGGATGCGTCAGCTTTCACACCCTGCGCTTGCAGGTGGGCGGAAACAATGGAAGCATCAAATTCATCGTACTTTTTGGTTTTATCAGTCATTGCTAATTCTCCTTAAAAGTGGCTGTTTTCAATCAACAGCCCAATGATAGCACTTTTTGTTAAACGTGCAACAGGTTTTTGTGTTATTGAGCGGCTACGAGCCGACCAGGACGCTTCAAGCTAACGCCCACCAGGTTAAATTGGTTGTCGTACTTGATGAAGTCACCAGTGAACTCCCAACCATCAACAACGAACTCTCCGGCGTCGCTGATAAAACCATCGCTCAAGACCGAAACCTTGTAACCGAATTCTGGACGGGAAACGATCTCCTCAGATAAAGCCCAAACATTGCCGCGAGTGACAACGTTCACGGAATCGCCTGATCGGTACGCCATGTAGCCCATATGTTCATCAATGGTTAAACAGTCGTTAGTTCTCAATGCGACGCCAACCGCAACGGCTTCGGCAGTGTCGCCAAAATCATCTGATAACATTTTGTAAACGCCGTCGAATCCGGCAAAACATACAGCCTTACCAATCAGGATTGAATCCGACTTGCAAACCCCTGTGCCGTCGATGTTGTATCTCGTGGAATCAATCAAACACCCTGGCTTGGTTGCTCCCCATAATACGCCGTAATCACTCATAACATTTTCTCCTGTGCAAATAAAAAAGGCACTCAGTAGAGTGCCTTATTGTAACGTGGCATTAAGCGCCGAACAACTTCACCTCAACCAGCTTGAGATCCTGGAACTCGGTGAAGTCACCAGTTGCAACCCAATTGGTTTCGATTGTGCCGCTATTGGTATCAACCTCTCCGTCATCAGCCAGCTTGATCGCTGTTTTGTAAGCTGGTGCGGTTTCATCTTTTGCAACCATCCAAACGCGACCTTCGGTCATAACGTTGATGCCGCCGCCAGCCTCGTACATCATGCGACCGCTTGCGGAAGTGGTCTGGAAGTGGGAGCGAATCGCCACACCGTAAGCCTTACCCTCAGACGCCATTGGCTTGACTTTCTTGTTACCAATGGCGTCAACGCCGCCATGCTGAACCGCAACGCCAACCAGGATATTAACGTCGCCGTCCAGAACACAAGCGCCGTCAATGTTGTAGGCGGAAGTGTCGGAAACCTGGCCAGGTAAAGCGCGTGCCATGTTTTTCTGATAGTATGCCGGAATAGCCATTTTTGTTTCTCCTTACTTGTTGAGTTTAGCCAGGCGTGCGTTTGGGTTTAGAGCCGTTTCGCCGTCCTGCTTTTCTTTTGCCGCATCGCCTTTGGTCGCGATACGTTGAGCCGCCATTTTATCAGAATCTTTCGCCAGATCAAATGCAACATCAATGTATGCGTCTGCTTTCGCGGAAATGTCAGCGCCAGTAACCTCTTTTACGTAAGCAACTTTGATCGCTTTGGCGTCCAGGCCATCGGTTTTAACACCAACTTCCTCGGCAACTTTTACAAGCTCCGCATGTGCTTCTGCGTCTGCTTTCGCCTGTTTAACGGCTTTTTCGATTTCTGCCGGAATGCCATCAACTTTGGTTTGCAGCGCGTCGCGCTCTGCTTCCAGGCCATCGGCTTTTGCTTTTGCCGCTTCTGCGTCTGCTTTCACGGTGTCGATGAAGGTTGCAACCTCTTTCGGAACGTCGAATTCAACCGCGCCGTCAAGTTTAATTTTTACAGTCATTACAGTATCCTCTTTTTTAGATTGTTCGCAATTATCATACGGGAATTCCTGCTCACTATCAAGATTCAATTTTGCGATACCTGCGCGGCCTTTGAATACCAAAGCGATATGGTTAACGCTAATATTTGTCTGAACCGCATCAAATCGCACCCAATCCGCGCTATCCGCTTTCCATCCTTCCGGCATATCTTCATCAAAGAAGTATTCACCAGTTGCATTGTTGCCCCAACCTGGCTTGTCAATATCTACAGACGTGTAGCCTACTGACAATTCGGCGGTTTGCTTTTTCTTAGCGCTCTGAATGGCTCGCTTGTCGTAAATGCTTAATGGAACCTCTACCCCGATCCCATTTTGCACGCCAGCACCAGCGCACGCGCCAACAACAACCTCTTTTGCATTCTCCGGCGTCACTGTGACGTGACCGATAGTGATCGGCTTGCCTGAAAACGTTTCAAGCGAATCAGCCTTGAACACCTCGGAGGCGGGGCGGAATTCTCGACGCTCGCCAAAAGGCGTCTTGTAAACCTGCAACCCAATACGGGCAACAATAGGACGGTCTACCAAAAAACCATGCTCATCAATTTTTGCCTTTACCTGAACGCTATCAAAGCGTTGAACCTTTTTCATTTTGTTTGCTCCTCTACCATTTAGGGATCGCCCAACAACGGCAACCGTATTCCTCACCAGGGAAGGGATGAATTTCATTCAAATCAATCTCTTTTCCTTCCCAACGCAAATGCTTTAAGCGCTCGCGCTCATCAAGCATACCATGCCAGAAATAAGAATTCACCCCAGCATCATAAAGTCGCTGGCGCATCAGGCGACTATTCCACGATCCTATAATTCCGGTTGCACGGTTGCCAGACCAGGACGAATAGACCGCGAATCGCTGCTCTGAAAGCTCGTTAACCTGCTCCGCATTCTTTCCGGTAAAGTTGGCTTGCCGGATATTACTCGCCCAATCCTGAATGATGTTAGTGAATAGCTTATCGAATGAATCAGCGCTCATTGTGTGCCATTCGCCATATAGCTTTTGATACCAGCTTTCTCCCTGATTGGCTCCGATTGCGATCAGCAAAATAACGGAAGGATTAGCCGCGCCGCCCGTAGATTTCGCAACGTTAACGAATTGCTTTGAGTTGAACTTGTAGACCGTAGCCGCAAGTTGTGGAAGTAGACCAATCAGAGACAACGCCAGATTCTTTGCGAATTCCCTGATCTCATCTTCTGCCGTGGTGATTTCCTGATCTGTTGCGTCAAACTTCATTGCACGCGTTTTGCTGCGCATAAGCACAACCAGATCGCGCACCGCTCGCTTGATGGAGCGGGATAAATCCCGCTCGCTCGCTTCTGGAAATCGCCATTGCTTAACAATGCCGTTTACCTTCATTGATTATTCTCCGTTCCTGGCTCCGGTTCCGTTTCTTCCGGTTTCGGTAGCTTGATGTTATCAGTGTCTTTGATCTTGATAATCGAACCCATAGAGCGCAACGTGTCGCGCGCTTCTTCCGTGTCGATTAGCTGATCCTGCACCAGCTTAGTGACAGAATCAACGTTTTTGTTTAATACTTCCGCCTGATCCTTGTCGCTCGGAACGGAAAGCGGCTCGAACGTGATAGACCATTCTGATTCACTCACCAGGAAAGGGAGGATGAATTCTAAAACTGGTTTGTAGTCCTCTCCACGTTTGCGATCAATAAGTTTGTGATAAGTTTCAAGCGCGGTGTTTTGGCTTGCGCTTACGCCGCCAGTATTCTTGTTTTTCAGTACGATCTCATGAATACCAGTTAAGGCGACGATGCGATCAAACTTGCTTTGCAGGAATTCAGGAACACCCGCAACATCAGAGTTTAGAACCTCGTATTCCTCATCATTGGCGTCAATACCAATTGCCTTTCCTACGCCGCTTTCGTCGTCAACCTGCGCCAAACGCAACCGCGCTGCTGCAACCCCTTCGTCGTCGTCGCATAAATCCGCCAGGCCTCGCGCTTTCCACACTGCTTGCTGTTTGCGTCGTAAAAGCTGGCTCGCCAGTTCTTCACAATAGTTGTAATCGTGAATGGCTTCAATCAGTCGCTTGTTGAGGACTGAACCGCCCCAACCATCATTGTTTTTTCGCTGCTCGTTAGGTAGACGCTCACCATCAATGATGCAAATTCGCGTGTAATGCACCTGATATTCTGGAATGTCGTTCCCTGGTGAAATCGTGTACAAAACAGGCTCCCCATAACGCACGCTCCGCGCGTTTGTCTCACGCTTTTCTACTCGAACCTGATAGCGATCATAAACACGAATATCCTCTAAAACGGCTCCCTCCTTAACTGGTGATTTCAACATGCGCCCATCTTGCACAACCGCAACGATTGCAGCGCCGCCGAACAAACGTGACCAGCAAAGAGCGTCGATGATTTTTGCGTTGAGTCGCTTCTCATCCCATAGGGAACGGAAAGCTGCCTCATCTGCGATCCCCTCAACCCTAAACCCTGGCGTAACCATATCTTCCGGGATCACATCAACGATTTTCTTTGCTAACCCGTCTTGCTCGTAAAAAGTCGCAAGCGTGGTTTTTGCAATACCTTGCATGTAGAAAGGTTGCTCAACGCGTTTCCCGCAACCGAATGTTTCATTGTAGCCATCGGCCTTAACAAGTTTGTTTTTTTCAGTCATAACCTGATCTCCATAATAAAAAGGGCTGGAAAAGTCCAGCCCTGATTATATCAGTTTTTTAGCAATTAGTGCTATTTCTTCAATCCAGCCAGTTTTTTCATGCGTGCAACCGGATCGTCTGCGAGGTTCATTTCCACGTTGACCGCATCAACGATGTTATCAACGATATCGTCGTTTGGATGAGAATCATCGAACGTGAACGCAGCCACCTCTGCGAGTAGCTCCGCAAGCATTGGATGGTTTTCAGGCAATGCAACGCGCCCCGCCCTCATAACTGGTGCTGCATCCATCGCGCGTGTTACTTTGTCCGTGTTGCGCTGAACGGGATTTATATCAATAGGGATCTTTTTCTTTGCCCCCTGAATCAAGCCCGTTCCGCTCGCTTTATCCTCGACGTGGATTCTACGCAAGGAGCCGCATTCTTTGTTGCGCTTCCAGCACTGATTAACGAAAGCCACAAAGTTTGTTTCAAGGTCTGGCGCTTCCCATTTGCCGCGCACGCCATCAATGAAGTAAACGCGGTTTTTGTACATGCCCCAATAACAGAAAACAGTGTAGTCGTTTAGCTCGCCTACTTTTTGCGCTGTATCCGCCGTAATAAATGTGTACTCAAAGCGTTCCGGTTTTGGTAGCGTGCATTTCTCGCCGTCGCCGTAATACTGGAACCAATCCACTTTAAACACGTTGCCGCCTAACGCTATAGGATGCTGCTGATACTGTGATGCAAAAGTGTATGGGTCGGCCTCGCGTAGCGCTAAAAGGTCTTTTGCGCTCTCCTTTGCAGGCCAAAAAGAGTAATGCGCCACGCCGTCAATATAAACAGGCTCGCTTGTCAGCACATCACGATCAAATTCAGGAATTAACCACTCAGGAAGCGTTTCGCGGTATTCTTTCGTAACTAGCGCCGGAATGCTCACAACTTTAAACTGAATGCCGCCCATGCCGCCGCTTGTCATGAAGTAAGTAGAATCATTGACGTGTAGCCGCTGCTGAACCATTACGATTGGCGTTGTGTCTTTCATTCGACGTGATCGCACGGTGTTTTTTAGGCGCATTTGCATTGCTTCACGGCGCACCTTCGAAAACATATCATCTGGTTTGTCTGGATCGTCAAGTACCAACATCCCCGTAAAACCATCATCCATATAGCCGCCACGCAAGCCCGTAACCTGTCCACCAATTGAACGGGAATTCACCTGCAACTTAACTTTCCCGTTTTCGTCCTGCACAATCAGATCTTTGGCGCTGGCTTTCGCCAGCTTGCCAGGCCATAACTCTTGCCACTCTGGAGATCCAACAATCTCCTTGATCCTGTTGCTGTTCTGTTGCACCAGGCCATCACTAAACGAAAGATTAAGGTTGCGCACCTTTTTGCTTTTGATTGACGCATACGGCGACATATGGATCGAAAAGATTTCCGTTTTACCCGAACCTGGCGTGATGTTAAAGATCACGTTTTGCGATTCGCCGGAAATGATTTTCTCTACCTCACTGCATAGGTAGCTGAAATGCCAGTTGCTTAAAAACTTCTGGCCTTGCAGGAGTTGAAACCATATGCGGATCATCTTTTCAAATGAAAGCTCGCTCATTTCTTTAATGGCGCGTTTCTGCGCCGCTGTCAAATCTTCCCAAATAAGCATGATCAGATTTCTCCTAAGATATCCCGCACCGCGTCTTTTACTTCTTCCGCCGTCACTGCGTCAACGCTGGCGTTTGCGTTTGCTTCAACGTTAATGCTTGCTGGCTTATCAACGCCAATATCTTTGGCGATAAACGAGGCGTTTACAAGGTTATTCGCCGCAAGCTGGAATTTCTGCTCATTGATTACCGTGTCGATGAATTCCATCACTTCGCTGAATCCTGGCTCCCTGCGCCATTTCAGAGTAACGGCCTCAGAGAATCCGCAAAACAGGCGCAAGCCGTTAAGGGTAAAGATTCGCGGCTTATGGATTTTTGATTCGTATACATCGCCCTGAAAGGATGCAGTTTCCGCCGCTTCAATGTGATTTTTTTCCGCCCATTCAAAATAGCGAACCGCCAGATCAAAAACTTGCTCCGGCGTAAGTGTGTGCGCGTTGCTCAATCGCGCAATGTCGCCATATTTCTTATTGTATAGCTCTTTAAAATTCAATGCCTTTACAGCAGGTTCGACGTTTTTAGCCATGATAATTGCCCTCCTTTGTTGGAGTCCGATTATAACAGGCAATAAAAAACCCCGCAAACGCGGGGTTAGTTGTTAATCCAGATACTTGACGGAACCAGGTTCACCAGCCCGTTTATTTTGAATGCCGTCGAAAATCTTACCTGCAATGCTAAGGTATCGACCGCGAACCTTCCAAACCTTCTCTTTTTCATTCCAGATCGCGGAGGCGTACCAGCCTTTTTTAACCGCGTAGTTTAGAGCGAAACGGCTTAACAGGATCAGCACAACAATTGCAGCCACAAAACCAAAACCAAACATCATCATGATTAAATACCTCTTACAAAGTTTATTGAAAACTGGTGCGTTTCTGGATCTGCACCTGATAGAACTTTAGCGCATTGAATCGCGTCAACAGTGTTTTGCGCTTCAACCTCGCATTCGAATTCTTGACGGCATGAGGAGCAATTGCGCCCCATGCGACGGATCGTTAATTTAACTTTCCACTTCATCCGGTTTATCTTCCTGCAACTTGATCATGAAGTCACCAACACGGCCTAATGCGGCATCGCCTTTCTTGAAGCGCTTTTTGAATTTGGTTTTTACGCCGTTTCGCTCAATGATGATTGTTACCTTTGCGACTTCTTTTGTCATTGCGTTTACTCCTGAATGGGTAAAAATGGCGACGCGTCTTATAGGGCGAAAACACCATGCACGCCGACGTTGTCGTGTAGCTATCGCGCTACTCGTTCGGCTGCTAGGCCGCTCTTTTGTTTACGTGGTGAATGTTACCAATCAGCGCGGCTATAGTCAACAGCTTATTCGTAATCCGCACTTTTCGAACCAACACGCCCCGCCAGATAACCAGCAGTCCAAACAAACTTGTAGCGATCAATCAAAAGCTCAACAGGTTTGTGATGTTTGGTGATCACGTCAATTACAACCTTCTCGTTTTTGCGCTGCTCTTTCGGTAGCTCACTGATCGCATCATTCAAGCCACGCGCCGCACGCTTAACAACATTCCAATGCGCTTCATTCAGTCCAAACATTTTAAAGCCCTCTGCTAACCCATAGTTGATACATCTGAAAGTAATTTAAAGCGGCTTGTTGGTCGCCAGTCTCTAATGCTTCATTTTGCTTACGTGCGCACCACTGCGACGGTTTTTCGTAGTTATCCATGCAATCACCTTGCTAAATTTAGCGCCTCTTAGAATGCGTTTGAGGCGCTTTCACACTATGCTATTTTTTCAAATTTTCCATAAAGGATGTTTCGAATGTTGTTGAGCGTTTTAACCTTCCAACAATCCCACTCCGGCGAACCCGCCTCAAGTTCTCGCGGCGATCCTAAACCTGGAGTGCTCATGTCGTCAATTAGACAAGAAACCTCATCTAAAACCAGATCGTTGATTGCCTGGATTAGTGCAACAGATTCGTACTCCTCAAGCTCTCCGCCCAAAAGCATTTGATTCTCAAGCGCCACATCATCTCGATCATAAACTTTCGTTACCTGGCGCTTTCCGTGACCGCTTGACATTTCAAAGCGATGAATCCAAATCATAACCCCACCTCCTCCGCCGTTTCGTGTTTGCGCTTCCACTGCTCAATCAGTCGATCATTCAATCCGCTTTCGTGCTTCCACACAGCCAGCCCTGCCGCATCAGTTGTGCGCGGGAAAATCTGATTTTCAATCTGGCTTGAGATTTCAGCTACAACACCGTTAATCGTGGCGAATTCGCCAACTGTGCTCATAAAAATTTCTGCTTGCTCGCGTGAAAGGTTAATCGTGATCATTCTTCTACTACCTCGCATTCGTCATGGTTTACGCCGATGTTATCACCGATTCGGATTTCTTCTGTGTTGCGGATTGCTAACACGCAGTAAGAACCATCGCGAAAGAATCCGTCAACCTCCACAATGTCACCAACTTTAAACCCGCATTGCTCCAGGGTAATACTTCCGTCGTTGCGGTCAATGTCAACTTTGGTGATTCGAATTTTCATTTTAAGCTCCTTTGTGTGCTTCGCTTCAATGAGGACACTTTAACAAATGTCCTCGCGGAAGTTTTAGCAATTCGTGCTATTTGACTTTTTGCAGTTCAAGAAACGCATCAGAGAAGATTTTCGCACTCTTGACGGCTGCAATTAGTTGCTCTGCATTTCGCACTTGCGGAAACATGTCATAAAGCTGATCAATAACAGCCTCCGCCTTGATGCAATCAGCCTTGTGTTGTTCCGCTTCCTTTTCCAGCTTTGCGATCTGGCTTTCGGTGTACTGCTTACCATTCAGGACAACGGTTAGCTCTCTCGGTTTAAAGTTTCCGCTAGTGATTTGCATACCTGCATTGTGAACGCGCCAACCCTCACCTTTTGCCGCCGTAGAATCAACGTTGCCGATTGTCACAACAAGCTCCCCATTCTGCCACTGCTCCAACTGGCCTTTGCTATTGAGGAAATAACCGTTTTTCGGGTATGCAACTTGAGCCGCCAGCTTTGCCGCGTTATCAGCGATTTGGCGAGCCGCCTTTAAGTGATCACTTTCTCTCACTGCGTTATAGATGGTTCCGCCCGGATTGCACTCAGTTCTCAACACTGACGCCGTTACATGTTTAACGGCTTCCGAAATAGTGGGGAATTCAACCAGGTTGAACTTTCCAGGCCAATTAAGGCGCACTGATTCTTTTCCGTCAATCCTTACAATAACCTCCTCCCCTTCGTCGTTTTTAACGATAACGCGAGCGCCTGAAATCTCTTTGATCACTTCGTAAAGTTTGCCAGCCGTGAAATCAACGCCGTTAGTGGTAGGTTTTACGTATTTCATTCTACAATCTCCCAATCTTGACCGCCGATATGAACGGAATGTTCAAGCCGCGTATAGAAAGGCGATTTAAGCTCGCCCATTGCTTTATAACATCCGGCAAAGTTACCAGTTTCCTCTAACGTTGCCTCGTAAACCTTGTTCGCCTGAATCCACGGCGAGCCGTTGTAATCAGTGCGAATCTTAACCGTTTTCGGCATTTCACTTACCAGCATGAAATTTCCTCCTCTACAAATGCGTCGTAGTCGTGTTGCGTTAGCGGGGTATCGGTACGCGCCGCCTCCTCGATCATTTCGATGATTGCGCTATTCCAGCCGCCAACGCTTAACGGCTCCTCGTAAATCTCAGCCATCATTCGTGCCCACTGGCGGGAATTCTTATAGCCACAATGACGAATACCGCGTTTATGCTTTGCGCTATCCTCCCAGCCCATGCTGATTGCGAAATTCTCAAATGCGTTGACCAGGTGTTTACGGATGCTTGCCATTTCCTTTTCTCCTTGATTGGTTGCTTAACTCAACGAGGAGCACTATAACAAATGCTCCTGATTTAGTTTTAGCAATTCGTGCTATTTGCGCTTGATTAGCTCGAACACTTCACGGCCTCCGGCTTTCTTGCCGTCATAGTAGGACGGGATCGAATAGGCGATTGCCATAACCAACGCACCCAGGAAGTTAGTAAAACCTTCAATCAGCGTTGAACCAAGCAGGGCAAGAAAAACGGTCAGTAACAGCTTTTTCCAGTTCCACATTATTCTAAACCCTCGCAATCAAACCGGATCAGAATAGAGCATTCATATTCTCGGTATTCGTGCATCACTTCGATGTAAGCCCAGGCGCTAACGACGCTTTCAAACTCAATCGCGCCGAACACATCGCTGATATAGTGCCAGCCATTACCGAACATGTTTTTACGCTGGACGTATACCGCGCCGCTCTCACTCATTTCCACAACCACGCGGTAAACTGGTTTGATGAGTCGTTTTAATGCGTTGCGAACCATAGAACACCCCTTATGCTGTACATCACTGTTAGAATGGTAAGGCCGATTAAAACGGCCTTGTGAAAATCAAATGGTGGTTTTGCGTGCATGTCATTTCCCTACGTTACGCGCCAAATTTGAGATAACTTTATACTCCAAAGTGCCTGGTTTGTCACACTTCAACATCTGGCGAGCGTAGCGGCGGAAGCGTCGAGCATCGCGCTTGCCGTTTCGACGGTCTTTGTGTGGGTTAGGCTTAGTGTCGTGTTTCGCATAACGGCCTTTGCTATCCTTGACCAGTACGAAACGCGCGATAACGCCGCTCAAATCCTCAATGCCGAAATAGCCGTTTTTGTGGTGGTTCACTATGAATCGACCGATCCCGATATGGCGATTTCCGATAAACAGTCGCTTTCCGGTGATGTAGTTCTCGCCAACCTTAAAGCAATTCAGATCTGAATTAATGCAGCGCATGACGGAGCCTTTGCCTAACTTCAGGATTTCTTTCTTCATCTTGTGTTCCTCTTTTGTTGGTATGTGTGCATTATAGCGGAGCCTTTCGCCACGCTTTTAGCAATTCGTGCTATTTCGCCAGGTGGTCAGCGATAATTTGACGCACCGTTTGCATTGGATTGCCATCCGTCAACGTGTAATCATATTCACGGCATCCACTGGCGTTGTCGCGCGCGCTACTGATTCGGATGTAATCGCGGCTATCTCCCTGAAAGGTGTAACCCTGGCGATGTAGTCGGCAAACTTTCACCTCATGACCGCCACGTATTAACTCTATGATTTCGTCAGGGAATCCGCCATCGGTGCAAATAACTGGAATGTCGTTGCGCTCCGCTTCCTCTGCAAACCGCTTGCCGAAATACCCATTACCAAATCGCGGCTTCATCACGTCCTCACTAATCCAGATCATGAACTCGCGGCAAGTCATACCATTCAGGAAGTCATGCGGCTTTTCTTTCTGCTCGCGGTCGTTGTATGCCGTCAAGAAATCGCGATACTTACCAGGCCCCAGGATAGCGAGCGCAATTTCAAACATTGGCTCTTTGAAGCTCAACAGGCGCAAAGGCACTGGCGACTCATCTTTAACCAGCCCTCCGATTGTGTCCTTTCCCGCTCCTGGCGGTGCATTCAGTACGATGATTTTAGCCATTCTCATTTCTCCTTTGTTGGTTGCTTTCAATAAGGCCGCTCGAAAACAGCCTTGCGGAAAGTCTTATGGTAATTCCCAAACACACACTTTCCAGTTTTCCGGCTCTGCAAACTCGCCGCAATAAATCACAGCGCGGCTATCTTCACCGTCGCCGGATTGCCATTCTTCAAAATCCTGCATGTGCTTTGGCTTTCCCTTGTAGCCGTAAACAGCGCCGTCGCTATCTTGCGCCAGGTGAGTTGCGCCACTGGTTAAGATCTTGTTTTTGGCGGTAACGCCGTGCTTTTCAATTTCGGTGAAAATCTGCTCTAAAGTTTTCATGCTTAGTTCCTCGTTGTTTGGTATTTGGTTACTATACCGCAACCACGATTTCGTGTTTTAGCAATTCGTGCTATTGGATAAGCAACGAAATTACAATGCTGTTGGTGATCATGATTGCCGCCAGGACAATCATTTGTGTTGTGCTCATTACTCAAGCTCTCCCATTGCCTTTTGCAATTGCCGCACAAGCTCCCTGGCTTCACGCAAGCCCAGGACGGCGCGAAACTGTAGTTTTTCCGGTGAATCCTCATAGGAGCAATCAACAAAAACGTTTTGCTTGCTTTCCGTGGTGTAAATGCGAATGTGATCGCCGTACTTGTCTTGCATCATTTCGATAAACCCTCTATTTCTTCACGCAAACGTAAATATTAGCCCAACTGCCTGGAGTGTTCTTTTTGATAGTCTCCCGCGCCTCAATGCAAGCCTTGTGGCTGGTAAATTCAATCGGCTGCAACCCGCAGTAATATGTGATCGACACCAAAAACCATGCGCTAATCATTCTGGCAACTCCTCCACGCCGTGACTCTGCAAATGTGAATGCGGTTGCTCGTAATGCGTGACCGCGTATGTTGTGATCCCCAGGCTGCGCATAAATGGGATAACAGACGGCGAATCGTCAAAGGCGCACACGATGTTTTCAAGCCCTATCGCGCGTAACACCTCCTCTTTGATGATCGTGTCTTTGCGGTTATCAGTGGCGCGGCGCATGATCATGTAATCGTATTTGACGCCGTGGTAGTTTAGCCATTCGTGAGATTCACGCTCTACCTCATCGCTACGGCCTGTTAGCACGATAACGGCGAAACCGGATACCCAAAGGCCATTGATTACGGCTATCGTATCTCTGATTGGCGTGTCGTGAATTGCCGCGCGATTAAACTCACTCCAGGATTCAGTTAAATGCAGATCCTTTGTTGGCAACAGGTGCAAGCGGTGCGCACCGTCCGAAAGCGTGCCATCATAATCGACAATCACAACCCCTTTGTTTGGCGTTGGTAGGCGGTAGGTCTTGCCCCAAATTTCAAACTCAATCATGAATCTCTCCGTTAGTAGTGAGTGAATAGCCAGGTGAACAACGCCGCCCAGGTGACGGCATGAAAGAAAGTTAATGCGCTCATTCTTCAATCAATTCCAGCGTGTCGTTGCCAACCATCACAAAGAAAGTCTCCGCGCTATATCCTGAACGGATCACTTTTCCTGTTTCTGGATGTCGAACCAAAACCTCGCCGTTCTCCAGCCAGTAGACCAGGGAATTGTTGATGTTACGATATTCGCGAGATTTCATTTTGTGTTCCTCTGTGTTGTTTCGATGTGGGGATTATACCGCTCAGAGCAAATCCCCTTTTAACATTTCGTGCTATTTAGCCGATTACTACCGCCTCGCTACCCTGGAAGAATGTCAAATCGTCGCTACCCTCTGCGCAATCCTTGACCTCTGCGATCTGGCCTTTTACTTTGTCGTACCCGATACGCTCAAGCTCACTCATTGGCACATCGATGTAACCCAAGGCCTCATGCAATTTTCCTTGCACCTCGATTGGGAATTCCAGGTGTTTCAATCCATCATAGCCGCCGTGGTTGATGAGTTTTACGGTTACGTTTTTCATTGTGCTTTCCTCGTTTGTTGTCGTTGGGGCTATTATGCCAGGCTTTCACCTGGCTGTTTTAGCAATTCGTGCTATCGTGGCGGAATGATGCCAAAAATTGAGATAAGGCAGTTACTACGGCTGCGGCGATATTTGCGCATAACAACGGGATTGTCTCCGCGCTGGTGTCCTAACGTGATCGGCGTAAACTCTCCATCACCAAAGCCGCCGTGCTCCGTGTTTTTGGTTGGCCTATTCGCCCAGGCCTGGATAAAGCCGAACTCATCGCGCGTTATGTATCGGCACACGTTCGGGAGGGGTAATTTCAACCCCTCAAAATCAACCGTTGCTGTATAGCTGGTGAAATCAGGCGTGGAACTCATAATCAACAACTCCAAATTCGTTAACAATCTGCGCCTTGTAAAAACCGCCATTCGCCGCCAGGTGATAGCAAGCAGCAACCGTTTCAAACTCGCGTGCTTCCGGCTGGCTGTTTTCGTGTTCCCAGGTAATCAGAGTAACCATTTTGCAATCCTCGTTTCGTTTCGATGGGGTTACTATATCGCAACCCCCTGATCGAGTTTTAACAAAAAGTGCTATCGCTCATCCTGGCGTGTGCAACCCTTTCCGCAAGCGTGCGATCCTGTTTCGGTGATACCGACACCAGAAACGCCAATGTATTCCTTGCCCGTTTGCTTATCGGTGATAAGGTAAATCCCGCGCTTGTCGTTGTACGCCAGGCCGTCAGCAAACTCTGTCAACTTGCGCACGCTAACGCGGTTGTGATCTGCTCCCGTTTCAACCTGCATTTTGATGCGTGCATGTTCCGGCGTCCTGGTGTCGCCGTCGCAACCAGTCAGCATGACGACGCCAGCAACAACCATGATTGCGCCTAACACCACTTTGAACTTTTGCATTACTTCACCCCCAGGAATAAATTACCTTTCTTAATCGCCGCCCTTGCAATGTTGATGGTATTCATGCAGTCAGGCCAATAATCGCCACCATCGCTTGTGCATTTACATCCAGGTTTATGCAATTCGAATGGCTTTACTTTCAGGGGCATTGATTTATTCGACCTTACGAGCCTGAATAGCCTCCCCTCTGCGGAGGCGGTTTTGATTGCGTCGTCTGTCATTTGCTTGATTTTCATGTATTGCATTGTGATTACTCCTCGACCTCAAAGTTAACCTTAACGAGCGCGTTAATCTCGCCCATTACTTTTGCAACAGTGGCGTATTCTTCTTGTGTGTAGTTTGCCAGGCTAGGGGATAGCGTTAAGAATCGCTCAACCGCCTTGCTTACCGCTTGCGCCTTGATGCGCTCAACGTCTGCCTTTGTGTAAACCGTTTTGCGACCGCCTTTTACAATCGTAAGTGTGTAAATGTCACTTCCGTAGTGATCGCTATCCTCATCCTCACAATAGCTTTTCTTGATCTTGATTGAGCCGACAGCTTTCACCTCCGGCACTCGGTTCATCGTCGTGCGGATATAGCTTGCTGGATTTTTAGCCGCGCTCTTGCCCGCCAGAACCATTTCAATTACGCCGGATGGGATAACGATTTTATCCTTCTCGCCACTTGCCAAGGCGCGAGCCGCACCACGCAGATTGTCGCTAAATGTTTGTTCTTGCATCGTGTTTCCTCCTGATTGGTTGGGACGGCTGCATTATGCTGGTGGATTAATGTCGTGTCAACTGTTTTTTATCGTCTATGATTGTTCACAACTCGATTTTTTAAATTTGCGCACGCGTTTCAGCGTTTAATTTCTTACATTTCAGTGTTTTACAAATCGTGTTCCTAATTTGCGGAGTTTGCGCCATATACCCCCTATTATATGTATATGTAACCTGGCGAGCGCAACAGTTCATTTATTAACCATGGATACCCACCATAATCATAAATGATATGGGGGTATCCATATACCTATGGAACACTGTGAACAAATAACTATATTTAGATATATATAAATAAAATACTCTTATTTTTTAGTATGTTATAGGATTCTATTTGTATTTTTTTGTTTCCGTTTTTTGCGGATGGTTAACACGTGAACGCGATAGAACAAAAGCAGACAAGACACCGTGACGCGAGCGAAAAGTTGACTCAAGCAGACCAGGTTTCAC